ACATATTTCAAAATCTGTTGAACAGACAAGCAGGAGGTCTCCCGTTTTGAATATTGTTTTGTTCTCTGGTGGCAGTAGTTTTTCTTCAAGAGATTTGTTGTTTTTAGAGAAGAGGTATCCCATATGCACAGGCAAATATACGCTATATAGTGTTATTTGTAAAAAAAAAAGTTATATTACTTACTCAAATAGTGTTTGTATTCATTTATATAATCAAATAGTGTTTGTATTCATTTTCTGAGTGCGTTGTTCACAACATAAAATGATATTCTCTTTATGACTGTGACAATGTTAGGAACATGGCTGTAATCCTCTTTGATTTCACTCATGATTTCACAAAAATGTTCCACATCTTCTCTTTCCTTTTGTATATCAATCTCGTACGAATCCAAAATTGTTTTAATATCATCCTTGTTTGTGACATTATTGTAAAAATCCTGTTCTTTGCATTTGGCTTGTGTTGTTGGTTGTGTGGCACTGAACATCTGAAATAGATTGGTAGTATATTCTCTTTAATACTTCCCTTTTCAGATATGTATGCATCCCTGTCTACTGCATCCATCGGACATCTCTATTTATTTCACACATCTCTATTTAAAGCAATTAAAAAGCACCAAAGAGCAATGAGATTACCAAATGATATATTATACATCATCTCCCAATTCATATCATTACCTGACTACTTGTCCCTTACATCATCAATCTTTACTCCACTACTATCTATTTCTCGAAAAAAAAGAATAGAGTGGTGTCGGTCTAAGATTCGCCTCTACCCATTTCAAAACAGCTGGTGTTCCGTTTGCGACTGTTACAATCGCAGATTAGTTTGTTTTGAGCTTGAACCCCATATACACACCAATGTACTCTCCAACTATTGCGGCCAACACACTGTAGAATATTTCCACCTCTCTGATTTAACTATATTACTCACAAAATATAAAAAATAAAAGCAATTTAAAAATATTCTAATACATTTTGACACTATAAATGGTATCATCTAATATAAAAATGTTTCTTATGTTTGCTCCACCAAAAGCTTCACCAGTTTTATACAAAGCTGTCGTTTATATACCTACCGGTGTACCTACCGGTGTTGAAACTCGCCGATATATGCCAGAACCCATTGACAATAAGCCCACTGTCATTTTCGGTGCCATATTTTCAAAAATAACTACCATAAGAGCAAACATTGATGCATCAATAGTCGAAGTTTATCTGAACAATGAGAAAAGTAACAATGAGAAAAGTTATCTATTCTATGGGGACGTCATAACACCCAAGTCAAAATCCATTTCATATGACAATGTTGTCCGTATGAAATCCCACGCTAAGTTTTATTCCATTTCACGGGTCAGTACCTGGACTGTAGAGAACACTTGTGCAGCAATCCGAGCTGTGTTCGGTCCAAATAAAAAAACTACCTTTTGAGCATTTTATTTATGATTTAACTAAAATATATATAAAAGTAGCATCAAAAATTAAAATCTTTTGCAGATGGATTCGACCTACCAGTCATGAACTGTATGGACCAAAAGAGTCCAATCATAAAAGTCATGACCAAGTCATCATTACCATCCGCCTTCCCTGAATAAATAATTTTCGGTATATTGTAATCCTTCCCCCTTGGCACAACAATTTTACTAAAAATCCCCAACTGTTTCCGAAACATTCTTTTGACCCTAGCTTCTCTAGCATTCGCATCACCATATGGATTGGCACAGACGAATCTCTCTGCATACCAAATCCCCTCCCCAGCAAATCTCTCCACAGCCGTATTCGAGTACAATTCTTTCCTCTTATGCGTAGTGATGACCCCCGGTTCACCCCTCTCCATCAACGAGCGACACTTTGGCACATCTTTCAACATATGCGCCATATGAGAAGCCTCATGACCCAGATTAGACTCTGGTACAAAAATGATATAACTGGTTGGATATGTACTACGAATGCTCCTCACATGAGTCTCAAGCAGATGTCGAACTTCCCCATGCCCCTTCACAGCATGTGACTCCATCCCACACACAGCAAAGTTATTATTTTCCTGAAACAGCGACACAATGGCCATCTGCGACGAGCCCCCACCATTTGGGTCACAAGCCACAAAGACAACATCTGGCGAGCCCGCGGAAGAGAACGGCGACCTTTTGGCAAACAGGTCCAACCAACTATCTTGAAAGAGCGCGCACGAATCATTTGTGGTAACTCCCATGGACTCTCGAAGCATATCTTCCGTATTATCCCCATAAATTTGCCGTACCATATCTTGTTTCCCTCCCGACTTCCACTTTGGCAGGAGATGTTTCATGTGAGTACACTTTTCAGGATGCGGTCCTAATTTGCAATCTTCACACACCATAGAGATTTGAATCTGATTAAACAATTTTTCACCGGCAGCATCGACCATCTCAAACATCATTGAATAAAAATTGGACGAATCCTGTGGCGTACTGATGCAAATCAAAGCCGTCGTTTCGAGTTCAAGGAGTGGCACAATGACCTCGTGAAACATTTTAATTGGCATAAATGCGGCTTCTTCCAACAAAATGAGGTCACCACCGACCCCTCTTAATTTATCCGACCCCGACGGATATGAGGCCACCTTCCGAACATCATTCGCCCCGTCACCATGATAGAATAAAAATTCTCCTTTCCGTTTGCAAGATTTGTCATGATTGGTTCCCATCTCTTCATCAATCAATTTAATAAATTCATGAACTTTATCAAGCATACCATCCGAAGCACGTTTACCTGTAGAGAAGATACACAATTGAGCTTTTTCTACAGATAAAAGATAGGCAGCGACAAACATAGCCACTGCGGTTGTTTTCCCAAAACGTCTTGGTGTCAGACAAAGAACTTGTTGTTTGAGATTGGGCCATTCATTCATACTGCATATTTTATCCATATCAACTTCTGGGTCATCTTTATACAAATGAAGAGCAACTGCTTGTAAAAATGATTCATGAAATTGTTTCTGCATCTCCGAACGGTCGTAACCTTTCACATGGTCTAGAAATCTTCTTATATTTGCCAGACGAACATCACCGTAATTTTTTTGTTTTGTTTTGACCTGATTTGTTACCGTTTCATAATGAGTTTTTGGTTTTAATGTGACTAATGAATTAAGCATTTCTTTTTGATAATATTCGTATGCGCCGACGAGTAATGAACGATATGATACACGTGATGGAAGAACACGACGACGTTTGGTTAATTGTTCCATAGTTATTCGAATGTGAGCAGCTTTATAGTAATATATGGATATCCTCAAAAGTTAAATTTTAGGATGTTTCTAATGCATGCTTTTACTAGAATTATTTCAGTCTTTGAATGCGACTTTCCAACGTTAAATGAGTATTCTTCCCGTGTACCCAATTCTATACAAATTGCACCGTCCGTTTATATGGTCTGAAAAAGAATAAAGAGGAAGAGAGCTCCGATACAGAGAGCATCCACATATAATACATGAAAAGGTATATACGTGCTCTGACATTTGGTGTAATATGATTATTGTAGCGATTGACCCTGGTATTAAAAATCTGGGTTGGTCTGTCTACGATACAAAAAAATGCTCATTTCTTAAATTTGGCCGGTATAATTTAGTGAAAGAACAGCCTAAAAATATGCACACAAAATATGCTTACTTGGTCAAAACTTTTGTTGATGCATCAAAAGCAGTCTTTGATATGGCGGATGTTGTTTGTATTGAAATTCAGATGACTGCAAAATTTAAAGTCATAGCCACTGCTTTTCAATGTTTCTTTTGGAACAAATCATATCTTGTTTCACCCAGGTCTGTACGATGTCACTTTAATATATCGACCGGCAATTATGCCAAAAATAAAAAAGCTTCCATTGATATTATACCTACATTGGATATACCTGCCAACGATAAGCGATTGTTTCGGAGTTTTGAAAGGGATAAAAGAGACGATGTTGCGGATGCGATGTTGATTGCATTGTATTGGGCACAGGTCCAAATTGCAGAGCAACCACCAACTAAGAAACGGAAAGTATCCAAAAAATAATGGAATGACAAAGAGTATATAAATAATTTGTAAAAAATAAAAATGATATCCATTCATTATTTTCCACATACTATCGCATTTTTTTGTCTCTTGTGGTTATTGCCAGTTTTTTTATTTTTATTGCGGTGCATTTGTTTGACTTGTGCGCAAGCGTGTCGTGTGATAACATTTATCCCCAGATGTATTGTGAAGAGATATGGCAACAATTTGAAAGGAAAAGCAAAGTAAAAAAGAAAGTCAGGAGTGTGCACACTTTTTTAAGCGCAGATTATTAAACGACCATATATAACATCTGAAATGTAATTAGATATGACAGAGAAAAGTCAATACCTTTGTGACGACTACAATGACTTCCTCGCGTCGAAAATGTTCTTGGGTTCGGATGCATATGGAAATAGCAAAATACATCCCTGGTACAGATATTTATACATCTGTCGATTGCCATACAGTTTCAATAAAATAGAACACAAAATTGGCATCACAAATAATTTAAGAAGACGCAGAGATGAAATCCAAAAAGTGTTTAGCCTCCAACGTGAAATGGGCTCGCGCGCTCAAGTTGAAATGGTTTGGGTCTGGTCAATGCCCTATCCAGAAGTGGTCGAACTTGCTGTGAAACGTTTCTTGAAAGAGTTCATTAAACAAACAAAGGATAAAAAATACAAGGAAGAAAGTATTCTGTTGTGGCCTGAAAAAAAAAAGAAGAAAGGAGGGAAAAAAAATCTCAGTGATGACAGTGGCAGTGATACGAACAATGAGTATGAAAGTGACGATGAAGGACAAATGGAAACAGAAGAAGAAGTCTTTGCATCAGAAGACGGCTATACAGAAATCATAAATGGTGTAGCTATCATCCCACTTATTTTATATGTGCGTCTCATACTATTGCACGTTTATTTACATGAAAAATACATTCCAAATGTTCCAAAAATTTCAATGATGTTGGAAGGAATATTAGGTGGAACTACAAATCTCATTATCAATACATTGAAATATAATGGTGTCAAGTATCGTGCTTTATGGAGCACTCTGCGGCTGATTGAGCTACAATCTATCAAAATGATAAATGCACAAACCAAAAGCAAAATAGAAGAGAATAAAAAGGAAGAAAATGAAGCTGATATCCTACAACAAATTGGGAAAAAAATAACACAATTGATGGGTCAGAGAGACGAAACTGAACGTGTGTGTGACATTGAAGAGGTCTACAAGGTGTTATCTATTGAAATCAATGATAAAGGTATGGCATTCGAACGATATAAGATTCCATTCAAATTTGAAGAACATCAATTTCAACACGACTATTACGAAAAAGCTGAAAAAAATAACAAAGTGTTAAAGAAGAAGAAGAAGAATCGGAATCATGCTGTTATGAAAGCTTATAACAACTCAATTCCAACCCCATCTCGCAAAGAGCAAATTAAAATAAGCGAAATACTTTATATATCAATGAAGGTAGATTTCGATGATGGTTCACCTTCAATCTATCGTTTTTTCCCTGCAAAAATAATGAAATTGTTCAAGAGGAAAAAAACTTTGAAAGTGAGAGTAGCTTTCTTACACCCCGACTTAAAAAAAACTTATGATGATTGGAAAGGGTATTGGTGGAAATTAGATTGGAAAGATGAAAGAGAAGATTTTCGCGATTGTCCAAATGATGAAAAGTTCGAATCACTATGGGGTTTATGGACATCGACCGAAAAAACGACAAGCAATAATTTAGAACAACTGAATATTAATTACAAACCCTATCAAAATCAAGAAGAATATGAAAAACAAGAAAAAAAGAAAAATGTCAATAAAAAACAGAAAAGCTTAGAAAAAAAACAACAAAATAAAGATTATGATAAAATGAGTTGGGCTACATTGAGAACTCTGGCTAAAGCTAAAGATGTCCTCAATGTCGATGGCAAATCAACAAAACAAAAAATCAGACAAGCTCTGCACGAAAGAGATAACCGAAAAAACAATGAAAGAAACAATGATATAAATGAAACGAAAAGAACAGAAAGAGAACCGGACAGCAATTATGTGCAATACATGATGAGAGCGATTGAAATGTGAATATTATTCATCATATAATCTTCAAATATTTTTATTATTATATCTCATCATATAATCTTCATATATTTTTATTTTATATCATCCAGAAAGATTATATCATCCGAATGTGGTTTGTCCATCGAATCTCAAGGACGATATGCTTTAACGGCGAAATCTTGCCCACTGTCGAATGTATTTTAAGGTCCGGTTCCGAAAAAATAACTGCTGTGGGATGGCTTCCATGTCATCATTCCAATATTGGGTACACACTGATACTTCAAAAAAAGAAAGAAAAAAAGAATCGTTACCAAAAAAAGAATCGTTACCAAAAAAAGAATCAAAAAAAGAATATTTTTAACATCGTTTCCATTTTAGATATAAAATGTACCAAAAAAAAAGCATCACTTCCAAAATTCCGCTCAAGAGAATATGAAGATTATAAAAATATAGCTAATAAATCATACACCGATGTTGCGTTGTGGACAATCGCCGTAGTCTATCCTTTCTGGACTATTAAACACATGAATATCCCAAATACATTCAAAAGATTAACACAGGATATAGAAAACATCTGCAAAAGAGGAGAACCGAATGCCATTCACATCTATGACAAAAAGAATGCAAAAGTAGCGATTGAAAACTCACTTCGTCAAATGGGTGAATTACCATATGATGACTGGGAAGGATTTGAAGCAAGAATGGATTGGCAAAACGAGACGAGATACAATACGGCTTCTTTAACAAAACCTTCCACTCATGTAGCAAATGTTGAAAATTACAAAGATGTATGGACAACAACCGATGAAATCGAGAAAAGTAAAAGGATTGGTCAAGCGATGACACCAGAAAACACTGACATCATTCTCGGTTCTCCATCAAAGAGGTGTATACCCTCTGGAACTGTTGTTATAGTACGCAATTTAGAAGATGCACTCCGACTTCACTTGGATTGTCAACTCGATTACCACGATATCAACATTTGCATGATTTCATTACCGTTTCAATTGACTGAGAAATGTTATGAGCTTCGACGCCAGGGTGTTCATTTTGTCACAACATTACCTCCAAATACACAACATGTATACATAGCATGGTCACATTTATGGACTCTCTCCGATTGGTTAAGACTCATAGAAAAGAGAGTTTGTAAATATACATTAATTGGCAGATTGGACCAATACAATCTGGGCAGAGGTCAAATATTTCGAGATATGTATGAATCGAATCGGTATAAAAACAAAACAGTCTATCATCGAATGGCCTCCTCAGTCATCGAAGAACGCTCTGACGCCAAGCGCAGTATTCGAACGATAATCGACGAGATTGCGCATCGACACCAGAGTGTACAATGTTTTACCGATAGTCATGTGAAAAAGCATGCCTCCATCGATACAGGTAGAAGATGTCTCTACAAACCATTTCGAATACGTACAAAGAGATTCACATCACGTTGTCTGAGTACAAATAAGAATAGTTCGGTAGTATCCATCAAGAGTTTTAACGGTGTTCGATGCCACGCCTGTGTCTTTATTTGTTCTGAAAAGACAACGCCATTTGACATTCATGTGGCCTTGTCTCATGCGCGCGATGTGTTATATATTATAAATTGTACAACTTGTTTGTTTGCTTTGAAGAAAATATCTCCTCGAAGAATTACAATCAGTCCGTTTTAGTAAAAAGCGAAAATGTCCGTAGAGATGTTTTATAAAAAAATATTGTCATTATTTACCAACAAAAGCAACGACACTGTTTTTGTTTTATATTATTTGTTAATAATTCAACATCGATGTTTTCCCTACAATAAGGACAACATGGCTTTTTGTTTGATTTCACCTCATTTCCATGCCACTCTGCAATGCATTCAAAATGAAATCGGTGGCCACAGTGAAGCACAACCGACTTTTCCATCTGTATCAAACAAATCGGACATTCATTTTCAATCTCTAATTCATCTTTGTTAATTGGATTCTTAATTTCACGACAAAATTCTTTATTAAATTGCAAACTATTTTTGTCCATTAATCAAAATAAATGTTATTAAATACCGTGAATATCTACACGCCTTCTTCATTAAGCACTGTTTCGTCTTCATCCATGGCTGAATCATCTTCTTCTTCATAGTGTAGAACGGGAAAAATATCATCCGGTGCAATATCTATAACATCAATATTCCTTGCTTCTGCAAAGAGCGTTGCAATGATTACACTGCGATGATTTTTTCTCCATGTTTTAATCGTCATATAATTCATGAATATCATTGTCAAATACAGCACATAATAAATAGCAGTATTCGTTGCAATATCGTTACACTTTTCATATGTCAATCGATTAACAGTACCAAGATTTATTTCCTCAATCTCGTCCACAACACCACCAGCGACGAGTTCTGAATTATTAAGAATGCAATATTTATCAGTATTGCGACTAAAATTACAATCACGACAGGCATCCATATAAAATTTGGACTCTCTACACAGAAGGAGCACCATTGCTACATTCAACACCAAATAGAGAGACTGAGAGCACACATACAACAATAGCATTGTTGAACTCTCATATTCGATTCCAATCTTGAGACAAATATATGGAAACACAGGAATAAACAACATTGAAAGGAAATAATAATTATCATAACCTGGCTGAATCAAAACAAAACAATAAAAAGTAAATGACACGTACATGGAACACGACGACCATTTTTTCAAATCCTTATAAGGATTTTTGACAAGCACACCATTTGCAACTAGAATCCCAGACATTTCCCACCAATAATCACAAACTTTATAGTATCATTTTCCCTCTGATATTTTTGATTTCCAAACGTAGAGCCCACACACACCAATTCATAAAAAATAGGATTTAATACTATATAAACATCTCTCTATATATTACAAATAATGCTCCTCGGGAGCCATCAACAAAATGTTCCCGGGACAGTTCCAACGGATGCCACAGTCACATCAAATTTTAACGCAGATAAATCGCCACCTCTAACAACAGCCACGACACAAAAGCGAGAGCTAATCAATAAAAGCAACCCATCTTCATTGCCAACCCCAACTCCCGCCAATTTTTCACCACCCATCTCCTCTACCTCCTCTTCCTTCTCTTCCTCTTCAACCACAGCCACAGTCCGAGTCAAAGAAGGGATTCTCAAACAACGTTTCAAAAGAGCACTGACGAAGAATGACCGCACAATGCTTGAACGATGTCTGGAATCTGGATACAAACCAACCATGCAACAATGGATGACAATCATATCCCGCCTGCACGTTTCCACCGCCTTAACATGTGTTCAATTTGCCGAGCACCTACAAAATCTCTGTATCACGGCAGCCATCCGCCGCCAACACAAAAAACTATTCAAAGAAGTGGTATCAAAAGTTGATATCATCCCTCGCACACAAATCGATGTTTTAATGTCTGTCCCATCCTATTATTTAAAAATATGTTTGAATCGTGGATTGGACCCGAACATTCCATTAAAAAACCGACGTCTGCCGTTGGAACACGCATGTGCACATTCACGCATTGACCACATTCAAATTTTACTTGGCGATACACGCACAACCGTCTCTTCAACCGTGTGTCGTTTTATGATTCGTCAACCAAAACAACAACAATTTGCCGATAAAGCTATTACATTATGTGATGATATTGTCCCGAATATGATTTTGGAAGCAATTGTTGCAAATGTGTCCACTGCACTGTGTTCTATTATTAATAAGATAGAAAAGGATTATGAAAATAATGATAAATGGGAAGAAATTGTACACATGCTACGATGTCCCATTTCACAAGATTACACGTCTGATTTAGTCAAAACACCAATTAACGACCATTACTATGATAGAATGCAACTGTTGACCTGGGTTCGTGCAAAGGGTACTGACCCACTCACAAGAGAAAAGTTATGTGAGTCTGATTTATTATTGCGTTCTGAATTTTTACCAGAATATGCTAGTACATTGCAGAAAAAAATCCAAGAATTGGAGTCTGTGATATAGATATTCGTTTCATTTTTTTTAATCAATTAGAAATATAAAACAAAATTATTTTTTATTTACTTCAGCTTTAACACGCTTCCTGACACCGATTCTTATTTAATCGGTGTCCGAAGTATTTTTCAGTATGTGAAAGTACATTTCGTACCATTTTTTGTCACCGATTTTGTATTGTCCATATTCAACTGAATTGTCATCAATTTTGTGGAATGGTGTCGATTGACCAAATCTTACACTGTACCCGTCACAACAGCTTGGTTTCATTTGCACTGATACACTGGTCAGTATTGGAAAAATGGGTCTTTCTAATTTTATCATCTTGGAAATATTAGAGATAGTTTTGGAACTGTGTTTGGTTGATGCAACCATTGTATATTGCCCACGTGCCCAATTATATATATTAGTCCCATATTTATGATTAGAGATATAAGTAAAATCCAAATACCCCTGTTCTTTAAAAATATCCGTCATACAAGCAATGGCATATTTATAAAATGTTGACGCATGATTACACTGCAACGAGATATCTGATGTCATTGCCGACATTAATTGTGGGTATTTTTTTCGGACCTCCTGCATTTTACGATTCATTTTCATCACAAAGCCCGGTTTCCGACACGTCACCACTGGATATACATCACCGGTCCCCTCCAAATGCAGAACGGGCAATTTATATTCGCACGAAAAGACTGGCCATTTCTTATATAATTTATCCAAACTACAGGTTCCATTTATCAATTTTGTTCTCCACGCATCTCGTGGATGCAGTGCCGCCCAAATATGATTTCTATATGCAGCATCATATGTAATATATTTACTATGCGCTTCCGAATCGACTGCTCCTTGTTCAATAGTCGGGACATACAAATGCATTAGTGCTGACATTGCTTCCAAAACATCTCCCGATTCCAAGGAAGGCTGGACCCACTCCAAGATTTCCTTACACTGTTGATACACTTCTCTTGCAAAATCTTCACAATCACCGGAAAAACAGACACCTCCATCCGCCATTGGTTCTCGTGGCAATTCCCATCTTTCTGTACCACGTGGTTCCGGTGTCAATTGCACATCCGGCGTGTATGCAATATTGAAACGCGCATGAGATGTGACAGCATCTGCCACTACCACCAAACATCGAATATGCCTCGATTTTACAACACCGTTTTTCATCATATCATATGTATTTTGAACAAATGTACGACTTGACATTGAATTTCGTGCAAGAGCTAAGATAAGTTGTTCACGATGAGATTCTATAGCTTCGTCTCTATTTCCATCAATTGTCGTAGGTATCATACAAAAAGCACCAGATGGCATTGTCACACCTAAATGATTCGTGTAATATGGCGAATGAACCAACTTCAGCCCGTCGACAATGCCAGCCATTCCATTCGGACCAAAACCTTGGATATAATTTAAGTTCGATTCACTGGCCACGGATAGCTGCTGAATTACAGACGCATTCTGTGCCAAATGTGTATCAAAATAATGTTCAGCTGGTATGAAATGATTACACAATTCGTTAAAAACGATAGTAACTTGACCAGTTTTGAGTGCTGGTTGCGAAGATGAATCATGAATAGTTAATGTATAAGAGGTGCGTTGACATTGTGAAATATCCACAACAGCTGAACCCAAATATTGACTGACTTTTTTTTCTTCATCGTTCAAGCGTGAACAATATAATTGACATACGAATGCAGACTCCGACTCGTGACTCGTTAACTTTAATTCGTGAACAGTTTCCGAAGAAACGTCATCATTTACAGTTATCATCGATGGATGAGTGTCGTTGCTCATATAAAAAACTGCAAATACATTCTCAGCAACATGACTGTGGAGTTCGGATACTTTGAACCCAACGTTTCCTTCGTTTTGATGGGCGGTATTCGATATTGTTGTATTCTTCATTGTATTGACCATACTCGTAGTCATATCCATAACTGTGGAGATACTCTTCATAGTTATTCTTATAATCTGTAATATTTTCTATCTTATATACTCGTTGGCTCTGATACAGATGAGTTTGTTTAAGCCATAGATACCTTTTCCTGACCGATACATGACGAAGGTCCAAATCAATGCAGTTCATCTGGATGAAAAATAAAGACATAATGCGTATGGATGTATTATATTCCAACCAGTCCACAATTTTTTGGTACCAAATGTTGGTACCAATTTGGTAAGTGAGTTGCATGGACCATTCGAGTAAATGGTGCAATGCTATAATCTCACGTGGATTCAAAGAAGCAATGCGAATGGGTAAATTCTTCGAACGAACCAACCATGCTTCGGAATCGTTGTAATGACAGCGACATGTTCTTCGAAACGAAACGAATGAAACGATATCTAAATATCTTGAAAGACCTCTGTCTACCACCATGGGAACACATTTTATTCTTTCTGGTTTTATCATATTACTGAGACTCCGTTGTTGAATATCACAATACATTGTTGATCGGTAATATGTGCCGAAGATTTGAATTTGAAATCATATCTTTTTTTTCTCGAATTGGGCATTCCTAAAATCATTCTTATTCATAACAAATGTCAAATATACTATACACAACCAGCAAAGTGGCTATACCCAGCGGCATGTGCACGCCCAATAACAAACGAAAAAGGCATACGATGGGCTCACGCGAGTCAGAATACGAATGGGCATGTAATGATGAGGTCGATAGCCTCTCCGCAAAAGCTGTTAACTTCGATGACACAATATTTGCGCTGCTCACTGGTCAGCAGAATGTAAAGCATTTACCAAATGCTCTCAAAAACAGTTTTGAACAATTACAAGGAGTGGGAAAAAAACGTCTGACGACAACTTGCGGCCTGTTACCCATTGTTTTGGTCAGCCCCAAAGTTCCCGCAGCCAAAAGGATAAAGAGAGAATACAATCGATATGTTACGACCATCAGATGCTCCATTCCAGATGCCTATACCAAAATTAAAAATTTGAATTACGAAATAAGGAAATTGACAGCACCTGCTGAGATTAGCAGAGTCCAGAGTGAACTTAACAAAAACCATGATATTATTTTGAGAGCACAGTCTCAGATGCGAACTGCTCACCAAGAAAAAAAAGCAAAACTTGGAAAAGTCAAAAGCCCAGCCATTTTCAGGTATTTGACAAACAACGACAAAAAAGCTGCAAAATGGGCCAATTTTCACATGTGGTCACCGTTGAAAAAAAATCTCTGCCATAGTAACAAGGAGTAGAACAACATTTAAAAAGTGAGACAGCGCACAATGGTTAAAAACTGACGCGCTGTCACTCTGTAAATATTGAAAATGCAGCAAACAGAACATATCGACATGTAATCTATGATAAATGCAGCATAAAAAATTTTTTGCCAATTGACGATATCCACTTTACAAGCGAGAATGATTGTAAAACAACAGCAACACACAACAGCAACAGTATCTTTGACAGTGGCCATGGTGACAGGATAGTTATAATACCGACGAATAGAAATAAAAATGCTATCTACCAGACAAACAAATGAAAAGAAAAGGCATAACATTTCCAAGTCATTGAGCAGCAATGGCATATTGGCAAATAAAAAAAAAAGAAATGCACCAGTACAATCTTTAATATATTGCGTCACTTGGAACAACATCCCTTTTAGAAAAAAACATTTGATATATAGTTCGATATATTCACTTCAAATTAGATGAATAAATTTGAATAGAAAAGAGTATATAAAATTAGATGTGATTTAAGATTTTAATTTATTATCAATGAACGTTTACGATTCCGACAACCATGGCTTATGTTTTTCATATTCCATATCTTTCAAGAACGCATTTTCACCATTACGGACACTGCGACACCCCGGGTACACGTTGGGCCCCCAATGACCAGTATTAATAGAGATTTTACTGAAAGTTTTTTTAATTTTATCGAAAGACATTTGATGTCCTTTGAAACAGATAGTGTTCAAATGGCGAACAGGTGCCAAAAATTCATCGGCATTCCCGTAGTTTTGCAATTGATTGAAACCGAGATTATCGCTGTATTTCCTTGCATTAGGATAATGGTCAATATTATCTTGGACAGTAGAATTACGAGCATCCAACACTTGATTGGAATAACGACCAGTAATATCCAACGGATTTGCGAGCGCAGGATGTTTACCACCTGGAATCCAAATTGCAATGATATCTTTTGTAAAACCATCGTGCAATTGCTCTTTAAACGAACCAGTACCATCACCGCCTTCAAACATATTAGTACCCTCACCAGAAACGTAAGACTGAGCAAAGATATCTTCCGCCAAGATGATATTCTTTGGTTGTTTTACAATGGATTTATGATAGAATGTGTAGTGACCAATATGGACTTTGTGGATAACGTCATCGGTCAACATAAAGTCATGATGACCATGAGCGGTAAATCCTGTATCCAACCCACCTTTCATCAAGATAGCGGAGGCCATGTTGTACGTTTGGAATGGGCGCAATAACAACACCGTACCATTCTTCTTATCCACACTGCTACTATCTTTCACAATCCCAGCTAACTGTGCATTTTTCACAGCATGTCCAAATGCTTCCTCATAATTCATTCTTTCGAAGTTATCGGTATCCATAGAATAAACGTAAATATCACGAGAGTTTCCATTACCGACTTCGTCTTGATTAGGGAACACAAAGTATTCACCAATTTGGCGCTCACGAACTAACAAATCCCTTGGCTCACCAATAAAATCAATATCGAAAGGACGAGTTTCATACACTTTACTACCACGGAAACTCAACATATTACCAGGTCCCTTTTCAAGATTATCAGCAGCACCAGCACCTTTACGATAAAATTCCACTTCAGCAGAAGGCACCATAGTCACATAGATGGACATTTTACTGGGCAAAATCCAGACATTCGGCGTGACCCCCTCATATTTCATTTGGTCCTTCAGTTCCGCATCAAGCAGATACAGACCACGTTCCTGTTTTTGAACAAGAGCCCAACGACGACGCTCTTTGCGCAACAGTTGACCCGGACGAGTCACAGTAGAGCCATGTTGACGTTCCCATTCTTTATAATGATTTTGGCTAGAAAGTAACGCATGGATAACACCATGATAAGCGGTTTCATTGACGGAATCAACAATTTGGCGCAAATTCATCAAATAATGTTGTCTGCCTTGGTCAGTTTTGTAAAAACCATGTTCAATAATGAAAGCCAAACCACGTCGAACCAAACGGTCGGAACGAGATTCTCTTTCAGCAGTGACATATCTTGGAACACCTTGATGTGGTTCTAAATCCATCAAAGTTTTATTAAATCTGAAAATGTCCCATTTGACAGAGAGGTCCTCCGTTAAGACCCATGGGAGTACTGCGCTGGTATACCAGGCATCTTCTTCTGTAATGAGATAGTCCAATACCGACTCCAAGTGTTTGTTTTTACCGGCATACGCTTTTGGTAAATTGTACGTTTCGTGGGCGAATTTATCTTCGGCTAACATCGTTTGATATTGGGGTTCGACAGAGCCAAAAAATGGCTGCAGGGCATGATTGGGTTGACCGTTTCCGACAGAGGAGAGTGACATTTTGAACAAACATTTGGGGTCTTATATACTGCCTTTTTATTATGAAAAAAAAACAAAACACTTTTTACACGATTCAATTCTGTCTATTTAATGGGCGTGTTGTACGAATTGACTTATAGCAAATGGGTCAATTGTATTCGAAACTGGAAGAATTTTGGATGTCATTCCAAAAAGAGACGGGGATTTTAATCCTTGGTCTCGATAATGCTGGGAAAACGGCAGTGCTTTATGCTCTTCAATTGGGTGAACCATTGGAGTATTCGGTGCCCACGATAGGATTTAATGTTGAAACTGTGTCAGTGGGTAATTTGGATATTAAAATGTGGGATGTTGGTGGACAAACGAAATTGAGAGCATTGTGGCCACATTATTTTGAAGAGACAAATGGTGTCGTGTTTGTTGTTGATTCGAATGACATTGATAGAATGGATGTGGCACGGGATGAGCTCCATGCATTGATTTCGAATAAAGAATTGGTGGGTAAACCGTTCTTGATTTTGGCTAATAAACAGGATTTGCCTATGGCTATGGAGAAGGAACAGATGATAAAAGCTTTGCAGCTCGATGCCATTCAGAGCTCGCAGTGGCATATTTTAGAGTGTTGTGCCATTAAAAATAAAAAGTTAAAGTGTGGGTTCGAGTGGTTGGCTAATCATATTTAAGTGTGTAGTTGGTCATGTCACACACTTTTTCGAATACCGGTGACTTTGGTGATATAAAACATATTGCTATTGAGTAGAGAGTATCTTTGGTCATTTCGGGGAATCCTGTCATGCGTCTGATGTGTATAATGTGGCGGATGTGTTTTTTTGTATGTTCTTCTAATGTGTCAGTGCTTAGTTGAAAACAATTGCAGGATATGGGCCTTTTGAAATATGGATTGGATGTCATTTCCATCATGTGAATGAACTCTTTGAATCGGGGTAAGATGTAGTTGTGCGCTTTTTATAGTATATTCATAATATATTTTTGTTTATTTGTTGTCCATCAGAAAAACAACAGACGCACCCGTTGGTCTTTCATACAAATCATGTCATCGTCGATGTTGTGTTTTGGTGCAATGTATCTGGCTCTCTTTGGCGTCTGGATGACCTGGAAACATCCTTATCTCCTCGGCCCATGCGACTGTTTGGAAACACAATGGGGGCCACAATGCCTACCCTGTACCTGTGGCCCCCATGGCACCTGCGATTGGGGTCAATACGTGACTGGCACTTGCAATTGCGAACAACAATGGTCGGGCACTTATCTTCTGCACGTCCCGAATGGCATTACACCGTTCTGGAAAGGTTAAAAATAAGGGAAGAGTGAAACAAAACCTGTTAAAGCACTTGTGCGGTATATTTTTTGTCCATATATAAGTATGGTATTTCAATACAAAATGCTTAGCACATTTGTAAAACGTAAAGCACTGGAACAAAAAGTAGCACCGACATTGCTTTCAAACAAAGTAGATAAAATAGAATCTAAAATTGATGGCTCATTTGTGAAACGTAAAGCACTGGAACAAAAAGTAGCACTGACATTGCTTTCAAACAAAGTAGATAAAATAGAATCTAAAATTGATGGCTTTGCAGATATAGTACAAGATGCCACAAGTGGTGCACAATTATCTACCATACAAGATGCATTATCTCAATGTTATGGTAATCTAGAGAAATTACAAAATACAGAAATTGATGCGATTGTGACCGGGGAAAATACAACAAACACATTAAAAAAACGGTTATCAAACAGAACAGTAACTCTTTTAGACACAATAGAAGGATTGGTAACTAAAATTAAGATTCGTAGAAAAAATAGGAATCATCACTGAGCTAGAATGAAACCGTCTGTCACCGATGCAAGACCTGCTGGACCGGTGAGAACTGCGAGAAATGTGCGAAGGGTTATGCCATGCTTGTGTTGTTTCGAAGATTTTGTAATTTGCTTTCCGCCTCTTCCTCGGTGGCGGACATGGTATTCCAACGTTCGATTTGTCTCTTGTTCATGATTTCAATGTACTTGGGTGTCTCTCTGCATTTTAGACAGTCAGTATGATTTCTACCATAGTTAGCTACAGGGCTTATATACATCCCATTTATTGACTGCAATACAGTTCATCTAATCTCAAGTTGACTGACTGTTGTTGTGCAATATGATAATTTCATTTTTAAAAGATTAAGTTTTGATTGTATTGGTGTACAGATGGGTCTAAAGCATACCAGAAATCTAGTTGGCCATTTCTCTCATACTTTGTTAAAAATTCGGTCTGTTGTTCTTTAAATCCTGTTAAAAAATTACTGTTTTTTAACCATATATATGTTTGCGGTTTGATATGTTGGGGTTTTGTGCGTGATGGTGGTGGGAATACACGGGACAATGATGGGAAATAGGCTCTGTCAGCGACTTGAAACATTGGACCGTAAACAGAAAGAAGAGTTTTGGGCTCCCATCCTGCATCACGATGAGCTACACATCCTGGACAACATAACATAAATTTTTCTTTCTGCCATAATCCAAGACACTCTTTGCAAAAGTATTTATCCATAGTTATGTCGGATGATGTACTCCTTATATAAGATGAAATATTACTATTGATTGAAATCTAGTTTTCTTTTGGCTTTGGGTGCTCCTCTGAGAAGCAGCTCTACCAACTTTTTGTATATTTCATCTGTAGTCATTTTTGCGCGGAATTCTTCGTTGGTGCCAATAATATCTTCCGCGCATGTTTGTTCCGCGTTTGTATCTAATTGACGTAAACGCAAACGGAGTGGAGCTTGGCAATCTTTTTTACATATCTCATAGAGTCTCTTGTACTGGTTGTCGAGTTTATCTTGTGCGTGTTGACGAAGTGCTGACATAGTATTACTTTGCATTCTGATATATTATATACTGTGAAAAAATTGTTTTAAAGCATAACAATACTTTCTATTCAAAATGACAATACTTTCAAGTTCAAACACAACAAAATAAAAAAACTTTGGAAACAATATATGTCCAACACAACAACCATTTACATGGAATTCAGCACTATAAATTCAGAAATATTCATTTGTATACAATGCAAATATTTATTAAGACACTCACAGGGAAAACAATCACTTTAGATGTCGAACCAAATGATACTATAGAGAATGTCAAAGCGAAGATTCAAGATAAGGAAGGTGAACGGTACGCCTAGAAAAGCGCTTTGCCATGGTTATAGAGGCTCTAGCCATGGGAAAACAATTGCGGTCCTCTAGATGATTCAAATGATTATGCGAACCCTTCAGGACGAAGGAGACACGAGAAAAAAATTCATCTAACCCAAGCGCTAGTTTCTTCGGAAGCGAGATGCCTTGAGGCGGGAAACCCCTTATAGTCCTAGCTACCCATTGTCCCTTGGAAACATTAGACAAGAACACGGTTAATGGCCGTCCCCAATGGTAACAACGCTAGGAATTGGGCAATCCGCCAGCTTAACATCTACGTCCGCCATGGTAATGGATAAGATGTGGCCCCAACGACTGAACGGGCATCGGTTCCAAATGACAGTTTAACCAACTCGATGGAGCTTAAGATACAGTCTAATCCCTCGTCCGAAAGGCAGGGTATTTGGTCTAAATGATACCACCAGACCAACAGCGGCTCGACTAATGGGCCCTGTTGGCGTTAAAAGCGCCAGCAAGTCTTGCTATTAGCAAGGCGACGCCGCTCGAAGCGGGAACTTCCTTAGAGCCCAACCTACCACCTTTACATGGAAACGTGTATGAGGGAACAGTGCTAATGCCACTTCTCGGGTAACAACGGTTGGGATTGGATAATCCGCAGTGTGACCGCCTACGTACGTTATGATAAGTATATGGTGGCCCTACAACGACTGCACGGTGGCGCGGTGGAGAAGCTTAATCAGCTTTTACGAAATCGCAAGGTACAGTCTACTCCCTCGCTGAAAGGCAGGGTACTTGGCATATTCGCAGGTAAATTGTTTGCCTAGAAAAGCATCCAGCTTGTGTGTGAACACGAGATAAAACAGTTGTGGTTTTCAAAACCCAGATGCTAGTTTTTTACAAAAGCAAGACAAATTATAATGACGGGGACTCCCTTAGAGCTTCATTTACGACCACGGTTTGGAAACGAATCGATGGGAACAGTGTTAATTGCACTTCTCGCGTAATAATAATGAAGATTGGGTAATCCGCGGGTAAAATATCTAAGTCCGTTATGATAGGATATGATATTCCCTCAGAGACCGCACGTTTGTCGGTTCCAAATGACAGTTTAACCAACTGGATGGAGCTTAAGATACAGTCCGGCTTGGTGAGAAATCTCCAAGAGAGTAATGAAACAACTTGAGAGTGGACGTTCCCTCTCAGATTACAACATTAACCACTGTTTGTGAACAGTAACGGGTGTTTGTGAGTGTGAACCACTTGCAAGTCTTGCGTCAGCAAGGCAACATGCATCAACTGCGGGAACGGCTCTATGATTGCTTTTATCTACTACCTGTTCGTCGGAAACGGCGCGCAGTACCCGAGGTAATGACTCCGGGCATAGTAACAACGATAAGAGTACAGCTCAATCCGCATCGGCTGTCTAAGGGGTATATGGGATGTCCTATGACAAGTCGTTCAGAGACTTAAAGTGTATGGAGGGGAGTTCTGCCCAAAGAACGATGAACCTTTAAGGTATAGTCCAGGCCCACGGGATAGTAAACCGTGGGATAACCGCCAAAAAGAAGCGACCTTAACAGATGTAGGGTCGGTGTGAGAAGCAAAGCTCATGCCACACATATCTTGTAGTTCGGGAAACTCCTAAAACTTTTACGACCATCGTGCCGGCGAAAGCTGGATACGAGAACACAGGTAATACCTGTTCCCAATGGTAATCACTGTCAAAGATGAATGCTAACTTACAGCATGAAATGGACAATCCGCTTGCTCAGAAACTAAGTGCGTTATTGATTAGCATAAGTTTCAGCGTCACAGACTGAACGGATATGCACGGGAGAGGTTTAATCCACTTCAATGAACGTGTAAGATACAGTCGGGCCGGTACTGAAAGGTATCGGAGTAAACGTACATCTGGTTCTTCGTCTCAGAGGTGGATGTGATTGTCAATGTTGCGCCAACGGGTGCGACAAAGAGAAATGCACATGCCCCTGCAACAAATGCGATTGTTGCTAGACGAGAACAGTGTTACAAACTTAAATACATACTTAAATACATACTTAAATTATAAACTAAATCTTACCTTAAATGCTCTCTTCATTGTATCTACGGATAAGGTCTTGCTTATCTTCTTCTTCATATTTGTCACTCTTCTTGTTGTTTTCTGGGCCGTGTAATGGTTGAAGATTCTTATACCAACACACAATATGCTGATTTGAGTGAATAGACAAGTCGAATGCTGCAAATGGTATGATATGGTCGATATGCCAGTAATCACCCATATTGTCCCATAACATTTCATTTGTAAATTGATTTTCCAAGTAATTTTCTATGAATGGGAGTGAACATCCCGTTAACTTCATTGTACTTGCCGCTTTCGATTTCCCCTTTAATGCAGCGTGTAGTCTTGAACGTAGTTTGCATTTAATATTGTATTGGATGTCGGTTGCGTATCTTTCGCGTCTTCGTTTGTTCTCTCGTTCATTAATGTGGTCACGGTTGGCCTCACGATATTCTGCTTTATATTCAGGATTGTCATCCCGCCATTGTTTATTGTATTCTTGTTTTTTATCTTTATTATTCGCGTACCATCTTTTCCAATTTCGTTTTCTTTTTTCGGGGTTTGCCAATGCATACGACTTAGCTTTACTTTTTTCAGACTCCTTATTTTTTTGATACCATTGAGCTCTGTAAATTTTTTGACACGGGCGACATTGATTTTGATTTTTATTAAAAAGTTCAACGGTTTTATTTTCTTTACATTTGCTACACTCTTTAGACATGTTATTCTAATATACAAATACAATACGTAATTTAATATAAAAATATGCCCAACTTATTTGTGGATTTTGCTAATAACTCATTTACATTAAATGCTCTTCATTGTATCATTGATTCATTTCATACCTTGCGCATTTTTTTGTGAGCTCTCTCGTGTTTCATTTCTGATAGATTCTGCTGATGCTCGATTTTTTGAAAATGGTTGATGTCATTTCCAAGTGCTCCCCATCCTTCCGTTTGTTCACGCGCAAATAACTCCAGGCGTGGTAAATCGCCAAGTAGTCGGGTTATCATTTCGCGTACGATTGGGGGTTTCCTGGAGTGTTCGCGCCGTTTTGTCATTAAGATTGGTGTGGGGGATTGCTCAAGGTGACATAAAAAATTGGTTCCGACTGTTGAGTCCTCTTCGTGTAATATGGAAGACATCTTTGATGCACCGCGTTCTTTCTCGTTGGGGAGAAGACGCTTGTATGATGCGATTTTACCACGGGTCGCTACCAGACAGAGCTCGGCGTTAGAACGTGTGTAGTACCCCACTCCAAATGAGGGTCGTTGGCCGTCTTTGGTGGTCTTTATCCAATTCACGAAACAGGTTTTGTATTTGTATCCCCAAGATTCGATTAAACGAAATGCTTCTGGTAATAGTGGCATTGTTGCCCATAGAAAGAGAGCGGAATCGGTGCGGCTGATGCGTTGAATTTCTGGACCAAGGGAACATAATTCATTGATGCTCATTGATGGGTAGATGACTGTACCGTCTTTGCGGCGTAGAACGCCGTTTTTTACTGTTTGTTTGTATTTCCAAGGGGGGTCGGCGTAGATGATGTTGATGGAGTTTGAAGATGTGCTGGATAATTGGTTATGAATCTCTGTCATCGTTGGTGGATATTGTGATTTTAATTAGTAATAACTTGTATTAAGTTGTACATATATTTATCTTTTGGAAAGTCTTTCTTTTCTTTTCGCTGCATTCGCTGCAAGTCTTTCGTCTAGTGATGATTTCTTCGGTGATGTGTTAGGCTTATCGTTTGCAGGATTTGTTTTTTCGTCATCTGTTGTTTCTTCATCTGTTTCGTCGTCATCAGACTCGGCCTTCTTGGCCTTGACTACCTTCTTGGCCTTGACTACCTTCTTGGCCTTGACTACCTTCTTGGCCTTGACTACCTTCTTGGCCTTGACTTTCACTTTTTTTGATTTTTGCGCATTTTGCACTATATCTTTTCGACGGATAAATTTGTAGAATTTGCCAGTGTCGTCGGCTTTTATTGTATAGTTATCGGCTCTCGATTTATGTTCGCGACATATTTTACCTTGCCGTTGTTTGTTACCTACATTAAATGAGACGTGCGTATTTTTTACTAGTTTTTCTTCTTCACTGACTTTCTTTACAGCTTTCTTTACAGCTTTCTTTTCGGCTTTCTCTTTTATGGCTTTCTTTTTCTTTTTTGTCGCTTTTTTTGTTTTTTCGGCTTTCTTTTCGGTTTTCAACGTAGATGAATCGCATTTTTTAGTTGGCGTGTCAGCCCACGATGGACGTGTTGTCATATAGTTTTCGTGTCTTGTTTTTAACAACGGAGCTTCAATTTTATAAAACTTTAACGAACGCTGCATATGCCACAATGTTAAATTAATATTTGGTTCGGGTCCACGCTTTTCTAACATTTTTTTATCAATAGCTACTGCCATACCAAAATCAATTACCATTATTGTGCCCTTTTTATCTACCATTAAATTTAATGCATTCCCATCATTTTGTACAACTTTTGCACAATCTAATTTTTCACAGATTTCAATGATACGCTCCTGCTCCTTTGGGGATAAATTTTCTTCTGGGGACTTTCTTTTCATATAATCAACGATAGTCTCTTCCATTTTTTCCATTACAATATACTTAGTTTCTGTATTGACGGCAAATACTCTTGGTGATATACCATACTCAGCTGCTAACATTTGATACTTTGCTTCATCCCGCAATTTGTTAGATGATTTGGTAGCTTTAAATAACTTGATAGCATATTCCTTACCACTCTTACCGGTTGCAACAAATGTTGTACCTTCTTTCCCTTTCTTACCACTTGTTAGGTAATTCTCTTCGATGTATTTTCTCGTTAATTTTGCTAACGTTTTCATGTCACTGTTTTCATCTTCACTTAGAGTAGACATAATTAAAAAAAAAAATGCTTGTTTTATAGTAACAAAATGTACATAATGTACCACACACAAATAATACAAGTTATGCCACCCAGTCTCCAATCCCGCTCCACGCATGGTTGACATTACCATGATATTGTTCGGGCACATACTCCTGAACGAATTGAATCATATCCGTCAAATTTGGCGTCAAGCTATGAACAAGGAACCCCACTTCTCTAAGTTTACCCATCGCCTCCTCCACATACTCCATTGACCGATGTTTTTCAAATGTTGCTTTGTCAACATTATCTATCATCAGCAAAGCCCCTGCCAAAATATTTTTAATTGATTCAATCTCAGACATTTAGGGCGGCCCAACAGAGAGAGCATTCAAAAAAAAAACAAATATGTGTTAACATATCCTCAAAAGCCACCATTACCCACCTTTACAGGAATGAGTTCAATTCGTTCAGCCACATCAATCTCAAACTTCTCCACCGGCACTTGTGGAAAAACGAGTTCGCCCGACTCACTCTTCCTTTCTTGAATATCACACGGATACTGTATTTCAGCCAACAACAGCTTATAATCCTCCTCGATATCACTCTCATCCACACTAAAAGAATCTTTAGCCACAATATCATTAATTTCACATGCATCTTCAATCATTTCTTCCAAAGTATCTTGAATTTCCGCCACTTTCTCCACATCATTTTGCTTCAAAAAATGTTTAAAAGTGGCCGAAGTGGTTTGAATGGCTTTAATATGCATATTAGTCACGTTGAGCGACTCTAAATGATACCTCCTGGTCATACACGCATCCAATCTTCGTTCCAAATTCGTTTTGTGATGTTTGATAATACGTATACTTCTCACATGTCTCATACAATCGCCTTTGTGATTCATTTTATTACGTGCTTGCATTTTTTGTTCTCTAATTTGTTTTTCATACTTCTCAATAAGTTTTCCGAGAGTCACTTCTACCTGCTGAAGTTGTTGTATACAATCGACCACTTCTGCAATTTTTGTTTTATCGCACCAATTGCCCATATTTAGTTTTATCAAATGTGAGTATTTATACGCACCAGAGTGAATTAAAGTGAATGTTATCAATTAGTTTTTATCGCCCTGTAGATTATTTTTCGGGCACATTCAACCGTTTTGTTACATGGATGACAGCGGGAGAGTTTTGCCACTGTGAATTAGTCGTACACACGAGCCCCAATTCTTTAATGACGACTATTAAAGAAATCTATTCGACAGCTCAACAGGGTCATTACAATGCCGATGATTGCAATCGTATAATTGGTCAAATCGAGATGCATTTTTTTGACACCGATTTCCGTAAAGTCGTCCAATCACAAGACAAAGTCTCCCTATCTTTTTCTCTGCTCTGGGGGATACCAATGAGTGTGCGAGTGTTGCAAGAAACTGCACATGACTCTTGGTTTAAGCTACCCAAAAGAACAGACAACAATGCCACAATTGTGAATTATCCTGATATCTCTGATAAAGATGTAAATAATACTCTCCGATTTGCTGTGGAAGAATTGGGCAAAGATTACGATTCGTCTGGTGCACTATTTTCATGGCTGCCGTTTACATCTTCAGAGCATGACAGAAGGAAGAAATCCTATTTTTGTTCGGAGTTTGTTGTGACTGCCTTGCAGCGTATAGATATGATACCAAAAATGGATGCTCTTCACACGACTCCAAATGCTCTCTATGCTTCATTACTCAATACCGACACATTGGCCAAAAAGGAGAGTAAGGATGAGAGTGAGGATGCAAAAGAGAGTGAGGATGAACAAGATGGAAATGATGAAAAGGAGACATCCGGCTTGGTGCCAGAATGGACTTCATTATAATGGGTTGTCATCTAGGCCTACCAGACAATGGATGAAAAGGAGAGTGAGAATGAGAACAATGAAACAATATTAGAACAGGATTCCAATCCATACACAGAAATAGTATAAATATAACAGAGAGATAAAAAAATGGAGGACCCACAAGAAATGTCAGAACCACCACCTATTAAATGCTGTGGCATTCCCTTTCGTATACGCCGGAGTACATTAGCCCTTCGCGAAATCTCACAACTATGTGCTTTAATACTTTCTATATTATGTATTGCTGGCACCTGTGTAATATATATTCGACCACCAATCACCTATTCAAACATTGACGTACGATGTTTAGCACTGGCGGCATGTTTTACAGTTTTAATCCAACATTTCCTGACATTCATGAATCTACTGACAAATGGTTGGGGTTCGTCAAAGGGGCGATTTTGGTGTGACGTCAAAATTATGTTTGTCCGTGGATTTAATACAATCCGAACAACGAGTCGTTTGGTATCTGTCTCTGTGTTGTATATTCAATTATCCATTTTATTAGGATGTTCTAATTTCTCTACACTCCTGTTATTAGTGGCACTGTCTATAATGGCAGAATTTCAGTCTGGTATATCTGAGAATCAGAATCAATATGATATTCAAACACATGAAAAGTTCATTTCTGATGACAATTTTTTAGAGATAGAACAGGTGCATCAATATCAATTAGAACATCCATTGTCAAATGTGAAATTCACCCCAATCTTGTTGTTTGGATGTTTAAATGCATACATCACTACAACTCTTCTCATGACTCAGTCCGAGACAGTTTCACATCTCTTTTTCGAAAAGCCAGTGATTATTTTAATCATCTTATTTAATGTGGTAGTTCCAACTTGTACCCATCTCTATTACTTCAAAGCTCTCTGCACATTTTGCGAGCTAGAAATATATCGTTCTTTATCCGATACCATACTGTTGACATTAATAATACTATTTACACTTGTGTAATGATTAAGTAAAAAACTATTTGTATATAAAATACTACAATATAAATATACACATGATATCTAAATTTGTCCATAAACGATTACCGCAAAAATATGCAAAAGATTTATTATCGCACTCACCCACACCACAACAGGCCCGACTTTTTTGTGCAGGTTATAAAGCAAGTCCGAATACACTTAAAGACATCTCTCTTCACAAATTACTTCAAACACCAGAACTATGGCTTATCCCAACGAACGAACCTAAAATCAGACAGGAATGGTTGGAAGAGGTGTATCCACAACACATCAAAAACGACGTAGAGATTGAACGTTCAATCTTGGTTTGTGGCCGGTGCAAAATGCGCAAGGTAGACTACTATGAAAAACAAACACGCGGTGCTGACGAACCAATGACTGTCTTTGCGCATTGTCTTGCATGCGATAAAAGATGGACACAATAACAAAAATAATAATGTGCCAAAAAATGATATGCCGCAATTTGGCAATCCAGAAAAGAGCAAGCTGAATATGCAGTGCATATATTGTTTTTATTTAGGTGATGCAAGGAACTACCAACATTTTGGCCAAGCAAATGACGACTCGAGGAAAGAAGGAATTATTGAAAAGTCGCGCACAAGAAAAAAAAGAACGAAAGATTGAACGCGCAAAATCACGCGGCACCAAGAGAGCCCACGTGACCAACATGTATCTAGAAATGGATGCGGAGATGTATCTAGAAATGGATGCGGAGATGGAAGTAGCGGTAAAAGTAGAGAAAGTCTGTTCCGAAGCAGCGTCAAAGTTTGAGACAGATGATTCGGAAGAGAAATAAAAGTAAGTTTATTTCAATTTAACACATTTTAGTATTAAAGCATCCACATTACTTTTTACCAATGCTACAAGTACCATTTGTCCTTTTGTACAGAAGTGTTTATGCCTGTGCCCCACAAATTCTTCCAAAAAACGACCACTCTGTTTGCCCATTTGCAACCCAACTCAAAAGTAATGAATGTAAAAGAGGCGGCTGGTATACAAACAAAGAGCATGAAACTGTATTAACCCGCGAAAGCTTTTTCACGATAATGGCCTTAAAATTTGGCGAAGAAGATGTCACAGATATAGAAAAATATGTCCATCGACTTTCAGAGCACATGACATCCGACGGACAGGTACCATGGAAATTCACAGAAACTTGGATGGGCGCCGAAGTACCGCACTACACATATAAAAACAAAAAAGTAGTGGATGCAAATGCACAATTTTTAATTCTTTTAGAATGGTTACATGACACTCGCTCTAAAACATTAAAACGTCTTTATTTGCATGCACGACGGGCATACCAATGGTTGGAAAATTTCATGAAGAACAATGAATTTTACGAAGATTCGGGCAGTTCTTGGGAGAATACAATTCAACATTCCGGTTATGCATTACTATCAAATGTACTCGTTTGTCAGTCAATACGTTCAATGGAATTAATTTGTATGAGTCAGGGTGATAAGAAACAGCAGGAACTGATGGTCAAACGCCACGGTCATTTCACTGAATCTCTTCAAACAAAATTATATACATCACAAGAAGTATTGCCGAGAATGTTGGCAATATACTGGAATATGTTACCACCAAGATTTTGTAAATCATATAATCAGGAACTGAAATATCCCATCCCATTAATCACACCTGGCCCGACTCTACCTTCAACTACATGGGAATCGTGGCTTTATGGAATGGACGATATTCATACATCGTTGATTTATCCGTGGATTGGATTTCTTTGGACTCTTATTCTTTTCAAAGGTTATAAAACAAATGAAGCAAAGAAGTGGTGGGAATCATATGCTTTATTTGAGAGTCGCTCGACACTGTACAATATGTATACACCCGTCAACGTGATACCCGTTCAAAGAGCATTTCTTAAAAGTTCTCCCTGTCATTCTTTGACATTAGCTATGTTTATATCTGCGAAACAAATTGCAGAGAAACACTCGGCATCTCCGCAATAAGTATTAGTCAAAAGTATCTTCAATATCTAGTGACGTCACAGATGACTTACAAAATCGACAAGTTTTAATTGCATTCAGAGATGGTGTGACTCCATGACCATTTTTTTGAATTGTAGCTCTGTGGGACACCTTTGTATCGGAAACATATTTTTGACACCAACAGATAGCAATAATGAAATTAATAAAACATAGAAAAACAGCTCTGTAACGATACACATGTGGAAAGCGATGATAACACCGCAGGTGCCAAAGAATAGCACCTTCAATCAAAATAAACGCTGCACGACCAAATGTCAATTTTTTCATACTCAAATCTGCCACACTTGTACCTACATAATTTATCATTTGATGGTGTATATAATATTTGGACACAATTCTCAACAGAATGAGAGTACTAAGAGAATCTGGCCACCGAAGGAGAGTAAGAGCAATGGAATATTGCCCATGTGGTAAAAACGAACAACCAAAAATGCAAGCAAATGACAATACAATGTTCCACAAAGTAAATGTTGTTAGAACACTTGCAATGATAACACTGTCAATGACAATGGACCATATCTTTGCCATGCGAACTATTTTATCGACTGACAAAATGAAAATCGGCCGGTGTTCCGCCACACCAAAACGAAGTACAGTTGTAATGATTAGAACGAGACTCCAAAATATATCCTGAGTAACTGTCAAACTTTGAATAGAAAAAATCGATGCCAGAGTCATAGTCATTAACACAACCGATGCGCATTGACACCAGACTGCATGTTTATTAAACATCGAAAGTACAAAAGAATAATATTACATTTATATAAAAAGATTTAGTTTTGTTAAGATAGGATTTATGACTATATAATATGCATGCATCGGGAGAGATGTCACAGAAAACATCAAACGACTGTCGCACACTAAACACCGTCTCACACGTAATCACGGCATTTTGGCTAACCATAATAGCGATAGGAATTATGGTCGGTGGCACATGGACAGCCCACACGGTCCATCAATTACAAAGTACCTACCACCCCGACAAAATTTCCAACATCATCGATAATTTATCTGATACTGTCAACGTCATTCACAACACTACACACATGCTACGTTCTTCACCACACGCCACTGGTCATCCCGATATTCTAGCTGATATACACCAATTAGCAATTGGTATAGAAGATTTAGCGAAAGCATTGACAGAAATTCCATCATTAATGCAAGAAGCGGAAGAATGGAGAAATATATCAAGCTCGGCCTTTTCTCAATTCAAACATGTGATGGCCTCATTATAATACCACAAATCCAAAAAATGCTCCCATATCAAATCACTCAAAGATTTTTCCTGAAGAGCAGCTAACCACATTGCACCCATCCAATTCAAACGACTTGGAGAACAAGTTGTCTCCACATCAAGTATTTGTTTTTTGACCTCATTCACTCTTTTCAAAAACTGAAAATATGTCAGAATATTTGATAGTAGTTTTGTTGTCTCTGCATTACAAATGGCATTGCCATGTGCCACCTTTGAATATTCATTGTTTTGCGCATCTGACCCGGGTGGACTTGAGAATCGTTCAAAATAGGTATCGACGGCGATTCCACATTTGCTATAAATTGTAAAAACAGCGTGGTTTCGGATATCCGATAGTCGGATTTGATTTAAAATGCGATGGTTGTATATTTTTGACAAGACATTTGCTGCGTGTTGCCGTGAACTCTCGTGTACAGGTTGTCGCACAGAGAGTGAGAGTATTTTTTTGAGAACGTTCTTAAACTCGGATGATTCGGATGCAAATTCGGAATTGATTGCTTGTGTAAAAAAATGTTCAATGATATTGCAGGGCTCGGTGTTGTTCAGTCTCTTTAAAGATTCTGTCAATTTATTGACTTGTCCCATCCAAATAATGTGTCCGTCCTCACATAGTTTGGATGCATTCGGATATGCATTGTTTGAGGAAGAAGATGCCAGACTCATTCAATGACTCAGGTGTATCTGTATATTGGATGATATATATATTTAATTGGAGTGAGTGAATGGATTTAACAAAATGATAGTATATGAGTGAAGAAGGTAATATACAAATGTTCCAAATTGTAATTCTACTATTTATTTTGACTATTAGTACAGCCTATGACTGCAATCATTCACATGAAAAGATTTGGAATTGCATTGTCGGTGATAAATGTTTAGATATTGTTCATTTTCATCGTCGTATTAAACGAAAGTCATCTTCCTTGAAACGTTCCTATTTACTTGCAGTGGAGGGAAGTCATTATCATAAGTTATTTTCAGACTGTGATACAAATCAAGATGGTTGTATTGATATCCAAGATGTGACAAATTCGGAAAGTTGTAAACGTTCCTGTATATGGAGAGAAACGATGCATGACATCACGTGTTAATTATACTCGTCCTGCAAACAGGACATGTTTGACTTTGCATAGTCCATCGTTGGATACATCTTCGATGATAAGAGTGTGCACATGGTAATACTTCTAATTCATTTAACGATATGTGTGACAAACAAATGGCACACATTTGAGTGGTATTCGATGACGAGATATTTGTTGCTCGATTCGATGGGTCTCCGTCAAATTGCCTGTCGTTGACTGTGTCGTGGGCTCGGTTTGAGGGAGCTCTTCTTCGGCGGTCGGTGAGAGAGGTAGATGTCGTTAAATATGGTGGGAAACGAGGTGTGGGCTGTGAGACCGCCGAAGATAAACGGTGTAATTGGAAAGCTCCGACAGTAGTTTGTAGGACATGATGACTAATGGAAGGTTCGACAATGGAACAATTTCGACTGTTGTGGTATATTATGATTTTAATTTTTCTTCCTGTCGGAGTGATAATATTTTGTAAAAGAGTATTCATAGACCATGGTGGTGGATGCACAATGACATGTTCTCTTATTATAGAATTCAGATATCCCATGTCGGTGTTAAAGTGAATTGTACCAGACCATTCTGTAGACATTCTTGATAGAATAGATGGAACTTGATATCATTTATACATTCTTTTGATTTTATTCTTTTTTTGCTGATGGTGTTTTATCATCAGAAGTAGTTGTATTGTCTGGTACAGATGTGTCTGGTACAGATGTTGAAGATTGAGATGGTGGTAATTTTTGATTTTTCATTTGCATTTTTTCAAATAAATTGGTGATAATTGCTTTGACGTGGGGCAAAGTTGCATACTCTTGCGCTAAATAAACACCAAATATTATTCCAATAATAAATATAAAGAACATTTTTTAATTAATACCTTATCTTTAAATACTCTCTCTTTATCCAAATAATCGTGCAGATATAAAAGGTGGAATTTGAGATGAAACAGGGACACCAAAACGGTGCCTGGTACATTGACGCATGGCTCGGTGCATAGAGATTAAATCTCTTCGTTTTCATTAACATCGATGACGACGATGGTTGGACATGGAAGGCACAATAACTCTTATATTAAGTATAAATATTCAATTGTAAATATTAGATGTCAACATCGCCAGAAAGACGTTTTGCAACTTCGCCGAAACACGAACTGTTAAAAATGGCATTGAAAACTCCCACTTTACCATCCACTACCAAAAAAATGTCATTGGTAGAACATAAAAAACGTCAAAATGCATTTCAAAACGAACAGAAAATAGAATCTATTGAAGAGCAATTAAACGAACTCAATGTTGAAGCAAATAGAACACGTGAAAGAGTCGACTCGATTTCTAAGAAACTGGACTTTCTCATTCAAAAACTTTGTACAGAAACTATATTTGACATGGATGACATATAAGTCATACAGACGGCAAATGGTCATTTTTTATTTCACCGGTAAAGACGGGGACATCATTTTGTTCTTTCTCATTCTCTTCTAAATTTTGCGGTATGGTGGGTGGAGGAGACCACCACTTTGTTATAGCTCGTTGCACACTTGGCAAATTAAATTGTTGTGCTGCCCAAATACCAATGATTCCACCGAATAGAAATTCCAACATAACTGTCTGAATATTACTCTACTTATGTATTCACTATACAATTTTTCAAAATGGATTTACATACATTCATTCACTATCCGAAAATTATTTCTTCAAATTATTTTTTGCGTATTTATGTAGTGATAAGTACACACACTTCTACCAATTCAAAGATACTATTACGTTAAGTCTTTCACCCGACCTTTCTACATATTAAGCTTTCATCGGAGCTTTGATAGTCCCCAGATGTTCATACCCTGATAGGAGCAGATTTGATAAGTCGAAATTCCACAAATCAGTGACGGTCACGTCCAACGTGGGCATTTTCCTAGGAATACGTTGGCATTGTCTCTCTACAGCTTTTTGATGTTCTTCATAAATATGAGCATCTCCAATATGAATAAGGACTCGCCCTGGAATGAGTTCCACTTGTTTTGCAATCATTGAAAGAAGTAGAGCGGTCGAAGCAATGTTGAATGGTAGACCAAGGAAAAGGTCCGAAGAGCGTTGTGTCATTTGTATGGATAATCTGTTATCATGTTCTACATAGAATTGATACATGACATGACAAGGTGGTAAAGACATTTGTTCCATTTGCGATGGGCACCATCCGGACAATACTAATCTGCGCGAATGAGGGTCACTTTTTATTGTATCAATGATATACTGAATTTGGTCTATACCCTTGCCATCGTAATTTGTTTGACAATCTTCATATTTTGCACCAAAATGTCGCCATTGAAAGCCATACACAGGACCTGCATCATAATTATTTTTTTCAGAATTTGCATCCCAAATGTGAACACCTTTGGCAATTAATTCTTTGACATCTGTTGAACCACGTAAAAACCAAGCGAGTTCCTCAACGATTCCTTTCCAAAACATTTTTTTGGTGGTCAACAGTGGGAATCCGTGTGCTAAATCGCATTCGAGATGTGCGCCAAAGATTGAGTTTACTAGGCCATTGCGTGTCATTCTTTCATGACCTTCTGTAGTGATTCTTTTTAATAATTCTATGTATTGCTCTTCCATAATACCATCTTACACTGAAGCCTTTTATATGTAATATTCTAAGTACTACTTTGATAACATACAAGATTCTGTTTTCCCTCAGAATTCCACAAACTGTTTCGTTTCTTTTTTGTTTTTGTATGATTTCTACCGCTCCCGTTGAGACTTCCAATTTTTTTTGCCAGTCGTCCAGGCTGAAATTAAAATACAGCCAACACAGTTGGTCGGTTCTGTTGAAATCAATACAAAATACACCCCTATTATCACCTTTAGAAGTGGACAGGGCACTCAATGTGGCAATGTCAGAACGTTCAATGCGTATTTGATTATCTTGCTCCACTGCAATAACTCGGCTTTCAATAACTCGTCCGATTTGTTGCTGCAGCGTAAAGTTTTGCACAATGGTAAGTGTTTTTTCCAGTGTAAACTATTCTGTTTTGTGTGTTAATTATTCGAGGTTGAAATGGATTTATCGGAATATAATGATAAAAAATCAAACAAATAATCTATTTCTATAAACAAAAGAACCGAGTTGAATCAAATCTGCTCTTTGGTCCGCAAAATGATATCTGTATTTGTCCCATGCCATTTGACAAATACGCTCTGAGCGTTCTTGTTCATATTCTTCAGACGTTGAGCCTCTGGTCAAATCAACAGTAACTCTAAATATCGGAGGCAATGGTCGAACCATAACCAGTTGTTGCAAAAGTTTCTTTTGGGTCACAGTCATTTGATTGCCGGGCATGGGTAAATTTTTTAACTTTTTGAAAAAGTCCAAATTTTCCCAAAGTTGGCCGCCGGGTCGTGAATGGCCCATATTTCCACCCGGGGTTTTATTATAACCTCTGAAATAGGTATTGTGCACTTTAATGTGGTGTCTTTCGCGGTTGTTGACGTATTCCTCTTCGCGCGTTGGGTCAATACTCTCTAATGTAGTCGGTTCCGGCCACGTTGATTGTCGTCTCAATATTCTATCAATGTGTAATGAACCTGCTTTATGTTGATTGTTTCTTTTTTTTAGGATTTTGGCTTTACCTACATAGCACGTTCGACCATCTACGTCGTAGCTGTAGATGACGGGCCTGTTTGCACCTTTCTTCGTGTTTTTTCGTGATTTAGGCATGTTTGTATTGAGCCTCAAATTGTTTTGACTTTTGGAGCATACAGTTACCAAAACAGAATAAGTGTAAACTATTCTGTTTTGTTTTTGTTGGTGAAGTTCCAAAACATTTTTTTGGTGGTCAACCGTGGGAAAATGAAAAAGATGTCCTGCAACATCTTTCTAAAAAGTAAAGTATAAACGCATTCGTTTTATGAGTAAATGTCCCATCTAGCTAAAAACGACATTCAACAAAATTGTATGTCCAGCCGTGTTTCAAAAAATGATTGGCAATCTGGACAGCAATTTCCAACACAGTCGGCTTTGTGGGGGCGACAGTTTTTGGTGGAGCCAATCGCATGTGCCCCTCAAGCGATTATGGTCTCAGTTCCGACAGAGAGCGAAGCTTTCCGTAAACGCGTCATTAACGACGACGGTGTCCAGTATCATGTTTTTACCAAATGGATAACCAAAAATCGGGTCGACGAATGGAAGAAAAAACGAAACTGGGATGCGATGGTAGCGAGTGGTAACTACGCCATGGAGGGCACCGACCCTCTCAGTGTCCGTATGGTCGGTAGTCGTGATGTTGGGTTCAAGTACCGAGTCAATTGTGATGAACAAGGTGTGTGGACATGCACATGCAAACATTTCGAACTCAACAATACCGAATGTTGCAAACATATCAATGCCTGTGTGGATGCGGTGGTGTGGGAGGAATCGCTGCTCGTTGACGACAGGGGACTCGGCTGGCGTCCGTACACCACGATTTTTAATTTTGGTGGATTGGAACGTACTTTTTTGGGCTATACCGACATAGTGGATGAGGTCGACAGGGTTGCTGAATCTCCATTTCATCAATTTGCTGAATCTCAATTTCATCAATTTGTGTCCGGTCATTTTTACAAGATATCGAACTCAAGAAATTATCACTCTTTCAACAAATGATTTGGGTATAAAAGTATATTACAAAATAACAAATGATTAAACAGTGGCGAAACTTTTTTAGAAAAATGAAAGCAACAGTTCAACCGTCTGTCAAATCACTAACAATGGTAAGAGCAAATGGAAACGTTATCAAAAACGCACAGCCGCATGCAATTGCTGAGAGCGAAGAACTGGATTATCGTACAAAATACATTTCCAAAAAAACGAAAATTGATGGTCACTACATCTACAACAAATGACCCACATCCCTTCAAATGCTCCCACTCTTGTGAAAATCCAAAAGAAACTTTCTCCATTCAACTACTTGGTGTGCTCCATTCACTCCCGAATGCTATATCTGTTTTGTTCATCTTGGATAATGCTCTTCGCTCTCGGGATACTCACACATGCATCGTCCAAAGACGGCGAATCACCCCTTGTAAGCAAGATAGTGTGGTTATTATTCGCTCTCAATGTGGCGCAGCTGTTAAGAGTGACGGTGCAAGATGTTATGCTTTACAGTTCACCGCATAAAGCCTTTGTCAATACGACCATTCGCCAGACAGCAGACGAGCTGCTGGCATGCGCGCGGACAAATGTGCCGACATTCGTGTCCGAGTGGAAACATATTGATGATTGCTTGAAGTCCGTCGAGTTGTACGATGTGCCGGCGGGCCGCGTGCCATACATGCGTGGAAGAACAGTGATTGCAGCATTTGTTCACCCGATTTTGGACAGTAAGTCTGTATTTGCCACTCCAATTTTTAAGCAGATGAGTCTAGTGGAGCAGGCTTTGGTGGTGATTCACGAATGCGCCCATATTGGATTTGGTGCCGTGGATTACGCGTATCACTGGCAGGAAAAGTACAAAACGCTCACAACAAACGAGCACCGAAACAACGCTGATAGCTACATGCATGTGGTTCGCCAACAGTGCACCTATATCCTACTCTCACAAACGTAAAGAATATTATATAATACAAATTTTTAATTATTTTACATCGAATGCGACTTCACTGTGAATTTTGTTCAATATGTCTCAATTTTATAGCCGACAGCATTGACAAAACTCGATGTCAATACTGTGGCCATGCCGCGTGTTGGCGCCTCCTCTACCATTATGCGACAATTTTATTCGTTGACCCGTCTAACACTTGAAACACATTGAACTCATTCGAAATGTTCAAAACTGTATATTTACATCTCTGTTCATTTCTTGAATAGGATATGCTACTGCTATTGGTATTTGAGACGGTGAATTCTTATTTGCGGCTTTATATACCGTGGTATTGGTATTCTTGTCATAAGAACTACAGTCACAATTGTCAAATCCACCGATGCACGAGCCCAAATTTAGGCACAACTCGAAACAAACACAACAAACGTCAACCATTTACATATTCTACACACACCTATATAATGCCATATTTTGTTTTTCAATTTTGAATTAATCTTGTATAAAGCCCAAATATTAAATATGTATGATGTACGACTACTGGGCTTTATCTTGGTTATTTCATTCTTTACTTTTTGTACGCACCATGTACGAAGTAGTGCATCTCAACTTACGAACCCATCCTCGATATAATGGACTGCCACAGTACCGGCAATTTTACATCCAAAAAAACATAGTCAAATCAGTCATTCTCTGTTTCTTATTTGTATTTGCTTCCATCTCAATCATGCCCAACATTATCTACCACAATCATTGGAATTCATATCTGATTCATAGAGTGGCGGCATTGTACGGTGCCAATGACATTCTTGGCCTCATGATTGTTGAAAAATTACCACAAACTACAAAGATTCATCACCAGGTCAGTGCGGCTTTTGTTCTGTATGCGTTCAATCTTGATTTTCAAGTCTCTTCAGTGGCACAAGCATTGTTAGTCTATACATTTGCATCCGCCTCTGCGTACATTGTCAACTGCCATCTGGCTCTGCGTCTCTTTGCATCGCAAAAGTTTGTGAATAAAACACGCTTTATTTCGTCAATCGTGTACATATGTAGCTGCTCGTTGTGTTGGTGTTGGCACATTTGGTGGTTCATTGTGATAGATAAATCGTTGGTGCACATTGCTTACATTTTTTTACTTTATTGGATTATTCGGGACGATATCATTTTAATGCAGTGGCTTTGTAAAGCGGCGTGAAAAGGATAAGTTTCAATTCTGTAGTGCTTGTTCGTTACAACAGACTTTTACAGTGGGATTAGTCCACTCTTGGCCGCTCTCTTCGCAAATTGGATGTTCTACGGAGCCATATGCCCAGACGTCCGACAAACAATTCTCTTTTGAAATACAGACGCCTTTTGTAGTGGGGTTGAATTGACATTCTTTGCATTGAACAAAGTTGATTGTAGTCATGATTAATAGTAATATTGGAAATCTCATCGGAACATTTTCATTTTGCATTGCTTTATACACGTAATTTTAAAGTTCATGCAAACTTTTCAAGAATTATTCATACATCACAAACACTCCGGCCATCGGAGCAGCACTTTCCTAGTTGAGAAATGAGATACTTGTGTTCGTCTGTCTTGAATGACTGACACGTCACTGTTTCCCAATCCCAACCGACAAAGCATCGGTTTGTCCGAAGCACCTCTGCGCACGGACCGGTAAAAAAATGTTGTTCGTGATACCCCGAACTATCAAACTCCTCGAATTCTACAAAAGAATCACCTGCAAATGTTTCGGGGCTCGCACAGACTGTGCTGTATTGGGTCATTGACGATGTCAAGTGACGCATACTCTCAAACCCCACCAAAGATTCGGGATATGGAACGGGCCACTCACTAGAAACAGACAGGACAGACAGGAGTGGTATCAATGCAGTGAATTTCTTCATTTTGCAGTAACGGAAAGCCACTTATATAGATTTGTTTTATTAAATATATTTCACATATGTTGAGAATGTATGTATTCTAATTGAGACCTTGAGAATGAGGAACGAAAAATTACTATAAGAACATGTGTTCTACCTTTCATATGAGATTCGTATTTCATCCGATAATACTTTTTTGTATTGCACTGACCATTCTGTCAGCGGCAGGTGCCAGTACCTACGGTACTTCGGGCGAATGTCTCAACCAACCCACGGAATACGGATACGATTTGAATGACATTCATTCCGACTGTCCTCCCACACAATTTTGCAGCAGCTCTCTCGTCTGCGTCGATAGATTTAGCGATGGCGTCCCCACTCTGAACCAAAATCCCAAAGTGGTTTGTTTGAACGGTGCCAGTGAAGTCGAGACTACACTGGGATTTCTTTCCAGCACCGTCGAAAGGCTTTGTTCCTCCAAATCGGTGGGTGAAATGTGTGTTTCACTCCCAGACCCCTGTACGACCAATTATTGTCTGGACCCGTGGGGATTTACGTATCCCGCGGAGAGGGTTGCAGAAACGTCTTCGGAGGTCCAACTTCGAGAATCCTTTGAATTCTTGAACAAAGCTTTGAACGCTAAAAATCGAGCATTTTCGGAATATGTTCAAAGTATGAATTATGCAATGTTGTCCTCCCAGGCCTATCTCGTTTATCTCAAATATTTATATTACATTCGGGACAAGGATATCAATGCTTTTTATGAAGATTTTTTATCCGATAAGAATCTATTTCAACAGACTACTGTTGTGGATGACGATGATTATTGGTACTTTCAACTGGCCCAAACGACATGCTCCACAGACAACAGTTCCACAGTCAACCGTGCTGCCAATGAGCTTTTCAAATCCGACTCACATTACGCAACAACATTAATGACTGTATTAGATACCTTTTTAGACGAGTTGGAACAGTTATATTTGTCGCACGGATTGAATTATGAAGAATCCACTGCATCGAATCCTTACAAAGCATATGTTCGTTTCCGCGACATGTATAGAAATCCGATTTTATCTGCTGCAATCACTTTCAAAGATGGAACGGAACTACCAATTGATAGTAATCGATGCCTCGAATTGCATAATTATGCTGATGCCAAATACAAAGAAAAGATAAGCAACGAGAAGAATGCGGACTACAACATCACGTTGACTTACTACCAGCAGACGAATGCTTCAAACCCAGTGTTAGGGTATACCAAAATAAAATTCAAATGTCGGGAAGTATGCTACGACCGAGATTCACATAAACCGAAGACAGAGCTGTCCAAAAATGCATTCGACAATTTGATAGCGTGTCCACCCTCTGTACCCGATTGCAACTCAGATAGTAATCCAGTACCCTTTTCAGAACATGAAGGAGTTTCGCATATACGCGGTTGTTCATTTAATATTGATTTCGGTGCCATGACAATCAATTGGAATAAAGACTTGGAAGATGGATTACATTCGAGAAGTGGTTGGAGTTATGTCTGCGCCGAAACGCGAAGTCCAACCAAATACACTTTTTCTTTGGTCACATGTCCCCAGAGTTACACAATAGATACAAAGGAGCAATGTCTGTCCGCTGCTCTTTTTCTTGAACGTCCGCTCGACACTCAAATATACGCTGAAGAATTAGTCTTAAAGGCGCCGTATACTGATGGTAGAAACGACGGGACCGGGTACACCGTGGAGTTTATGCATTTTTCATGTACCTCTACTCATCAGCTCTTTCCCACTAACTTGTCTCCAACTTTAAACGGGTGTGGTCCGTCGGTGGGGTACGCCGGGCTCGTCGAATTATTTAACGACGTGGCATTGAAACCGCAAGACGTCGATTGCTGCAACGCTCACGATGCTTGTTACGCCGGTGTGGAATGTACAGAGCCGGGGAACTGCACAGCAATGGACCTCTCTGGGGGCTTTTCGAGTAAGGATTGCGAAGACGCTTTTGAGAAATGCATTTCCGATATTCCCGATGGGCAGGGTTCTGAACTGGCCAAATCATTTCCAGGAAGAGTGCTGGACTTGAGTCCACATTTTGTGTCCTCTGACAGTTTTAAATGCGTTGATAAAAGTGAGAATAACCCGGCCAATATTCAAACTAGACCAAATGGTTACAGTTTCGAGAAACGTCTACGTTTTATGATTGCAGACGGCATTGACAATTGTGCCGGATACACTGCGACCGACCCATTATTTACTAACCATTGGAGCTCCAATTCGTCATCACAGTGGACCTCACAAGATGTTGCCAACTCCTATTCGGATTTTGGTCCATGTGGAAAATATGGCACTTGTTTGGGAGTGCCAAATATGCAGAACTCTCCCCCATTGATGAGCGTGTCACCATTTACCAACGAAAATCGACAGTATCACAATAATATTACATGCAAATGTACTCGGGGACAGGGATATTTCTGTGAAGAAAGCCTTTGCGACAATTACTGCAAGAACGAGGGAGAATGTACCTTGATAGGGGGTTCACCCGCCTGTGATTGCGTCAATGGGACTTGGGGGCCCGACTGCAGTATGTCCAGTGTTGAAGGCTCTGCAACCGGGGAATGGACCCGAAATGGTAACGACCAAGCGATGTGGTGGGTACCATACGAAGGTTCTGATTTATACACCTACGAGCCAATGGAAAGCGATTATGGTGATGATGGAGCGGACGAAGTCAGTGTCGTGGTGAAATCGAGGGCAAATTACGCCTGTTTTGGTTCGATGAGGTCGTGCAGCAATAACCCAGAGAACGATGCCGACAAATCCATGGTGGTGATGTTGACAGATATGTCGGAAGTGGGTGAGGAGATAGAGAATGGGATGGATTGGTGGCGGATTCAACTCGCCATGGATGGTGGTGCGGATTGGGATGCGAAACGTCAAAAAGGTATTGAAGCCGTCTTGCCTCGTTTCAATTACTTTGATAAGAAAGCCAATGCCAGTGTGGAGGTGTTGGACCAATATAAGATATTCGTGGCGGCAGAAAAAAACAATTATGCCGAGGCCCATGGTAAATACACAACCGACACCGACATTCTGGCAAAACTGAATTGGTGGAATATGTACGTGGATAGCATCACTACATTTGGGACTGCTTTGCTGCGAGAACAATTCCCCGTGCAGGCCGACACATCTGTTCGTGTTTTGAACGAAAACTCATGTAACGAAACAACAATCCGGACTCAAATGGAACAAATTATAACAGAAGAAGGTGGAATACGAAAATGGCCCAGCTCTTTTAACAGGGATGACAAAATATTGCAACTCCTCGAGAACGGACAAGTGTACGACCCTATCGAACACAGAGGTTGGGCTTACTTTAGCGACAGATTTAACCACAAACTTGGGGAATCGGGGTGGCTTGGGGATTCGGAAAGAGATACAACACAGGCACTTTTGCTTGTCAACGTCTGGATTGACTCGTTAGAATCGGATGTGAGACAAGCTTTATTTCGTTCTCTTTGTCGTGGGAATGCCACACTGGGCATTCGACACCCACCCGACATTATTGAGTTTGACTGTGATAATATTGGAGAAAAGTCTGCCGACGGTTGGACCTGTTGCGCCATGTCCAATCCAGAATTCAATTGTTACGACGGGTCGTGTTGGATTCCGGACGAGAACATCACCGACTCGAGTTCGTGCAGTGGTGATACGACCAATGGGGCCAGCGCCATATGCACCTCGACCAGTACGACCACACACAATAGTTGCCCGACATCCACACCATGTGAACAGGTCGGTGACCAATGTGCAGCAGGGGGGGGGCAAGTGTGCTGTGAAATGGACACTGATGACAAATGTGACTCCCTCACGTGTTGGGTTTCAAACGATGAGATTTTGGATGGCACACAGTTGTTGTCAAGTTGTACACGTGCGCAGGAGACTTCGTGCAGCAGTACTCGGGCATGTGACAGACCTGGCAACGTTTGTCAGGATTTGGAGGGTCGTGAGTATGTCTGTTGCGACTATCCTTTGTTATGGGCGTGGCTTCCCGCTGATGAACAATGCAACTCTGGGAATTGTTGGCACCAGATTGACGAGTTGGACTCTGTGAATCTCCTTTTCAAGGAGAGTATTCTAATCCATGCCAAGAAATCGCGCGACTTGGCTCGCAACTCCAGCCAAAAAGCTATCTCTGCGAACACTGCGGCACAAGTCAGTACGCAAATGTTTGCTGCTATAAGTCTGTCGAGAGAGGAAGGGCAATTACATCGTTCTCTCGATTTTTCCATTGCAGCACTGAAGCAAAAGCCCAATGTCCCATTGCTTGGTCTCTCCGATTTCTTTGACACCATGGTAGAAGTCATCTTCAGTGATGCGAGTGAAGAGCTCAAGTCCGCTGTCAAAATATCCGCCAATGTCCTGACATTCCCACTCCAACGGATGATTCCAGACATCCGGTCACTCAAAGTGGCACTGCACATGACTGAAAAAGTTCAGCATTTGTCGTTGACAGTGAGACCGCATTTTGTATTCTCAGAAGCAAATTGTCAAAATGCTCCGGAGACCATCACCTGTTTACTCGGAAGTGTGGCCGAACTTGCATTTGGCGAATCGGAAGTGTCTAAATTTGAACAGATGATGCAAAGTCTCAAATTTAAATTTAAATTACAGAAAAAAAAGGACCACAAAAGTTTTAAAGCGACTGTCGCACTGATGCTGCCCATTGTACTTAGTGACACGAACGAAATGTACATAGCACTTGAAAATCAGAATGGCGGGGGACCGTCCATTTATTTGTCGCACACCAAGGAAAAGGTCGAAGGGGCGATGACCACGAAAACGGTCTTCGGTGGTGAGATTCCGTTCCGTTTGAAAGTTGGCAAAAAGCTCGATATTACAATCATTGGTTCTTTCGATTACAATATTGCGAAAAAACAAATTACTTTGGCGGCCAGATTGCCCTTTTGGATGATGGACGTCCTTCCGTTCACACAGATTCCGATTCACATCCATGACATCGGTCTCAAAGTCGACTTTTTTAAATCCACGAACGCGGCTGGTGATTCCGGTGTGAATTTCCAATTTATGGGAGGACTTTGCCTTGGCACTGAAAATAATTGCAGGATGAAAACATGTGATTATATCCAAGGTTATATATTTAAGTCTGTGAATTTGAAAAAACCAGAACAGAACATGGACGCGTTGCTGTTGTCGGAGGTGACATTTGGTAAATTGTTGAAAGTGGCGTGCTCTTCCGAGTGGTTTGGCTACTGTGATACGTACGAGAGCAAATCTCAATTTATGGGAGAAATTGCATCGCTGGAGGAGACAGCGCCGTGGTTTATCAATACTGGATGGTCCCCACTGACTCCAACCTGTGCGGACCCGGCCGATACAACGGGGGAGGGGTGCTGCACGAGGTTGGAAATGATTGACCCGGGGAAATCGTTTGCCAAAAATTGTTACTCTAAAATAATTGTTGGAGGAGACTACTTTGCATTCAAAACTTCCGCATCAACAATCATAATCGAAAAGGGAATCACTGTGTCGGGGAGGGCACAATTTTTTGGAATTGCTGTTGGAATCTATCTGAAGGTCAATCATTGGACAACGCTCGGCCTGCTCCCACGATACAAAATCGATATGCATTTGCAATTCGATAAATTTGGAATTGACGGGTTCTTGGAGGTGACACAAAATGAAACGTCCGCCGCAGGGCCTTACATCGCGGCGGCGATGATGACACCATTGAAAGTGGACCTGTCGTTTCAAGGCTATGTGAAAATAGTACCACTTGCAATTGGAGTCGGCATTAGTGGTCGGCTGCATAAGACCTCGAAGGTTTCGATTAATGCCTCTTTGACGTTATTCAATCAATTTGATGCGCAGTTGCAGGTGGAATACTGGCCTATGATAAATATGATGTTTTTGTACGGGGGGATGAATTCCGTCGTTGTTCGTGTGAACAGTACTGGGTTGAATAAATTCGTCGCTGGTGCAGTTGCAAGTATCCGTGCGGGGGTGGCTCAAAGCAGAACGGCAATCACTGGTGCCATTACAACTTTTCAAACGAATTTGATTTCTGCATCCGGTTTGTGTCAATCCATCTTTCCAACGGGTGGTAGTCTCCCAGCGTCCACCAACCTACTCTTGGCTTACTTTTCATTTCTGGGGGAGGGACTCTTTGAGGTTATTAAAAATTTTATTGAAGATTCGTGCACTGTAATAGTGGGGAAAATTTTGCCTGTCTTTTTGTTTGGTGTCAATATAGTCATCAATAGTATATTGGCACTCGTTGATTTGATGTTAATGGGGGTGGAAGCACTCGCCAATGGTGACCTGATTGTTTTGGATGAATTTGAGGCCTCGGCGGCGGTGGGATTCCAAGGCGCGAAAGGAGCTCTCAAAATGAAAGGAAAAATCTTTGGTTTTCCATTCGATGTGAATCCGACATTCGATGCTACCATGGCGAATGATGGTGACCTTTTTGGGAATATACTTCAAATCATTAAAAGTCATATTGGAAGACGCCTTGCGAAAACTACCGATGGGAGAAGGCGGCTCAGTGGGAACCCGGATGAGGTGATACAGACTATGGAGGCTGCTATTGTTGCTATTGGTGGTGTCGGTCAAGCTATTGGTGACAATTTGGAGGCAATGTTCAACGAAATTGTCAAATTCGATTTCGAAAAAGCAACGGAATATCTTTTGCAAGCAGTCGAAGCTCCTCAAGTTGCTCTGGGCTTCTTAAACCCGGGTGGGCGAAGGCGTTTGTTCGAAGTACCAGACTTGGAGGTTAATATGGCGGAGTCGATGGAAGCCGGATTGAGTACGGATGGCGACCAGGAATGTGACCTGCTGATAGATGCCGCTGCACAAATACTTCAAAATAATCCCGCTTTGAAGGAATGTAAATATGGATGTGGACTCTGGAAAGGTAAGACGACGTGTTTGGAGTGTTCCATTTCTAACCACACGGAATGTGGGAAGGGGGAGTTTTGTGATTTGGGTCGATGCATTCCTAAAAAGCCATATGGTGCTTGGCTAGGAATCTACGACGCGGAAACGGTTTGTCTGTCAGGAAAAGCCGACGGCACTTTTGCTACTGACAAATGTATCGATTGTCATACTGACGATGATTGTAGCGATGAAGTCGAGAAAAGATGTAATGAGAGTGTTATTCTTGGAAACTGGAGCGGTGACGATTTCGAAAAACGCCGGCTCTTTTGTGACAATAATAAACAATGCAGGTCTGAGAATATCCGGAAAAAGCGGACAGATAATGTGAGATGTCTCAATGTGGGAGGATGCTGTGACAGATACGGACACTTATGGGAAAAGGGTTGTTCTTCGGGTGATGTGAGAAGAGGAGCAACTGTCACTCCAAAATGTGGTAATAATTGTTGTAGGGAAGATAATGGGGTATATGTACCAGGGACATCGTGCAATAAAAAAACACAAATCAAGCGGGAGGATTACAAAGCTGAAGATGACGTGTCGTACAAAATGGACCAGAAGGACTGTGTTTGGGACTGCTGTAATCTGGATGGGACGGATGCCGGTTATTCGAAAAAGGGATACTGTAAAGATTACGCAAAAGACGCACACTTATACAATGAAATTTGTGGCTACGATTGTTGCAAGGAGGGTGGAATTGGACACGGAGCTGGTTTTCTGATACTCCTCACCGATTGTTTACAAAATGAACGGAATGGAGCCTGTCAATGCTCAAGTTCCGACGTCAAGAAGGGTGGTGATTGGTACGAGACAATAACTATTGACTGGGCATGGCACCCAACTTGGATTGATGACGATGGTGTAAAGTGTGGAAAAAAAGATTCTGATGCACATGGGTCATGGAGTTACGATGGCGGTGAACAGTGTGCAAACTATAAGCGTGGGGAGGTATATGCGACAGATTGGTTGGGTAAATGGAAGTGCGCACACACTTGCTGTGACGATAATGGATATTCGGGCGACTATAGTAAATGGTATTGTGATGAGCATCCGAATACCAGGAGAGATTATACTTCACACAAACACACGTGCGGACATGGATGCTGCCGAAAATATCATAGTTCGTTCGTCGCTGCCTGGGCAAACTGGGCAAGACCCGCGTGCACTGATTACCAAACGGTTTTTGAAACTGGTCGTGCGATGGGAGCGTATGACCCAACGAAATATATTTACACTAGAGGCGATTCCGTGTCAGTGAAATGTACCCACCCGTGTTGCTTCGGTTCATCAGTGGCGGCACCAGAGTACTTCTACTGTCCTGATTTCGAAAAGGAGGACATCGAAGCTGCCGGTCTGTGGGGTGGCGCACATGGAAAAGGCACCAATAACAAATGGTACAGTACTTCGACGAGAAGTCTAAGAGGCGAAAAAATGCAAGAGACATGCAAGCACCACTGCTGTAATGACGACGGCGACTTTTCATCCATGGAATTGCATGGCGAATGCCCTGATAAAGTTTGGGATGTGGTCAAAGGTGATGTAAAAGTTGTTAAAAGAGGGGACCCTTTGGCATACAATGACACATGTGGCACTGGATGCTGTGCCACAGACGGAACGATGACGGACCACTACAGTAGTAACCAAGGTTGTCGCGGGACTGAGGACGACAGGTCATACCTTCCTGACAGTGAATATGGAGGTCATACACCAGTAGGCTCATTCTTTGACCAAGAGCTTGACTGCGACACGTTATTGCATGGCGAGTACAATGAGTGTGTCGACTCCGAAAAGTGTGAGTATAAGAACGGTAACGCCAATATTAACGATGACACTATTGACCTTAAGTTTGGAATGTACGAACCGCATTGTTTGCATCGAACTGCAATACTGCCATTCAAACATAACAGCGGCGGTGGATGGGACGATTACTGCAATACCAAAGCGGAACAAGATGCAATTGACGCGGAAGAGGCTGCCAAACGCCAAGCGGAAGAGGCTGTCAAACACCAAGCGGAACAGGCTGCCAAACACCAAGCGGAACAGGCTGCCAAACACCAAGCGGAAGAGGCTGCCAAACAACAAGCAATTGACGACGAACAGGCTGTCAAACAACAAGCGGAAGAGGCTGTCAAACAACAAGCAATTGACGACGAACAGGCTGTCAAACGCCAAGCGGAAGAGGCTGCCAAACACCAAGCGGAACAGGATATCAAACAAGCAATAATAGAAGAAAATGAACGAAGAGCAGCCCTTGGACCATACCTACCAGACTGGTGGGATTCACCACCAACCGAAAGTAGTTACAGTATATTTGATGGAGTGCCCCGAGCAACAATCCCGACAAACAAATACACCCACATCCAAGACAAAAGTTGTTCCACCTATGGGGCATCGGCCCTATCTTCACCTGACGAATGTAAAGAGGCTGCCAAGCAACTTGGAATCATGTTTCTAGATTACAAAGTAAATACCAACCCAGCCACCCCCGACCCGAATCCAACTGGTTGTTATCTCTGGTCACCAACCTCCGACGGTGAGAATTTAATATTACATTACAATGCAGAGCCCTTTTCCACAACCAGTTGTGGTTACGAGGAACACAGTCAGCACCAACCAAACAGCGTCGGATGTTTATGCGTGCACAAATACACAAGATTGACGACGGACGACACCTGCGGCTCTGCTGGGATGGTATCAATTTCCTCCATGGAAGAGTGCAAAGGAGCTGCCATACAAGTAGGCCTTGCCTCCGAGAACAGCCTACTCTCAACCACAACCGAGTCCACCGCAAACAGCTCCGCCCCCCATTGTTCCCAACATTCCGACGGCACAATTGCATACAACGCATTTTCCAAAAGGGACCAAACATTAACACGAGAAGGATATTGTTCCCTAAAGATAGATACTTCATCAAAGTGTTTTGCAATTGCGGAACGAATTGGTTTGGCTAACCGACCGAGGAGATTTGCAACAGCAGTTGGTTGGGATTGCATTAACATAGGAGACGAGAGTGACGACGGTTTCAAATGTTGCTCAGCAAACCACAACGGTTGCACCGACAGCACCTGTTGGTGGGAGAAATCCACCCCCAGTTCTCAAACAGGCCTTTGCTCACAAACTGTGACAACTCCAGTCCATGGCACCTGGCCAGACCGACCAACTGGATGTTTCATAGACGAAGATTTCACTCCCCATTTCAACACGAAATCTACACTGATACAATGTGGTGAAAGCTATCCCTGTCTCTGTGATGAACTCATTCGAAGTGGAACTTGCGAAGAGATGGGATACACCAAACTTGACAGTGCGGAAAAATGCTGGAGGTATGCCATTGAACGCGGATGGGACAGCACCAACACACATACAAGCAGCAGTCACCATTTACCTGCCGGTTGTTCTATTGACACCATTGGCCACATCCATTACAACGACATTTCCACATCTTCAACTACCTGCTCCAATAGTTTCGGTTGCATCTGCGACCCACTGTTGCGTTCCGGAACCTGCACCAATGTAATTGATACAAAACTTGAGTGTTTCAAAGCGGCGACAGCAAAAGGCTTTCGAAGCGGCCATCATACAAGTGGTACCTGGGGCTTAGTACCACCTGGCTGTTCAGTTGACAGCAGTGGCAATCCCCACTTTAACGATGCACCACATGTCCCAACAGTGGACTGTTCCGATACTTTTGGATGTCTCTGTGTCAGCACTGGCACCAGCCAGAGCTGTACCTCTGGCTGCCTCTGCAGACAACAATATACAACAATAAGCTCTGGGACATGTGCATCAAATGGTCACGGACACATTCGTTCCAAAGACGACTGTCAAACCGCTGCCATTGCACAGAACACACATGATTATTCATCCGATATAACAGAGACTGGGGAACTCGCCACCAGTTTGTATCCATCCTACTGTTTTGTGGATAACAATGGTCAAGTATACTACAACAACTTGTTTGGAGAGCTTGCCCAAGAGAATGAATGTATAGTCAATACATTTGCAATCTCATTCTCTTGGCAGACAACTTCAACGTTCACCACTTGTGAACAATTCAAGAATGAGATTGGTCCATACACTGGTTCCAATGGTGGGCAAATTCTTGTCAATGCGTGCAACAATGGGTTTCAAACTGGGGACTGTTCAACTGCACTTTCTGATGATGAAAGAATTGCTTGCAATTGGGGAAAATTAGGGCAAAAAGCTTCTATTAAAGGATGTCTCTGTCTCCTCGACTCCAAATGTGACAGCACCGAATTACCAATGTCTGACAAATCGGCAACCGGCTCCATAACAGGTGTGAATGGAGAATCTGTCGATTTTCAGTGTGATGACGGTTACATGCTTCAAGGTTCTGACAACAGAGTCAGTGGCACCTTCACTTGTAACAAACACGGCATTTTCACACTCGACACTTACAATTTTCGACCAAATCACTGTTCCATTTGTAACCCCGTTATTAGAAAATTACACAAAAACGATGTGTGTGTCCCAATTCTCCGTGAAAATAGTGCATTTACCACTTACCGCCCCCTTTCGCCAGAAACGAAGGTGCGCACAATTTCAATGTCAAACTCTTTGGAATTTTCGAAGCACACAACAGATGCCACAATGTATAGCAAAACTCGCATACATATTACTGATTTACCACCATTCATGAGGGACGAGTTGTCACAGCTCGAGCAAACACAGAGAGTCGACATGTACACACAGGACATCACAAGCATGGAGGACGAATGCGAATACGGAATCAACTGCTGCAGCAAGGCTCTGGACATTGACACTGACACGACATTTCAGTTGGACATTCCTTTGACAACTCTAAATACAAAATACTGCCAACTACCCATCACAACATTATCAGAATGTGCTGCAGCTGTTCACACGTTTGACATTCAGGCACTTTATTATACCATGGACCCCACAGTCGTTGTCACAAGCAATACAACTGTGGTAAAACAAGTAGAGCCTACAAACAGAAAAACGAGTCCACCCGGTTGCTTTTTGAAGATGTCTGGACCATCCACTCACAGAGTTGTTCCATATTTCAACCCTGAATTGACCTCCGATACTGTCTGTTCACATCCCAGCCGCGATATCGAAGATTCTAATGCAGGTTGTCTTTGCCACATTCCCAACTACAATCATGTCCAAATAAAGTCTGGTGTTTGTGAGGAATCGATAATAACATCAACTGAATGCCTCGTTGCAGCAAATGAATTGAAAGATTCGTTGCAACAACCCTACGAATTCATCAGTATTACAGAATTGAACTCGTCCATACATCCACCCGGTTGTTTCACTCTGAAAAACAAGAATTTGTCAAAAGCGGAACTATTTATCAATACTGACACTTCTTCTAGCGCATTTTGTGATTCAATGAATGCAGACGGTTGTCTGTGTAAAAGCAACAACAATGCACTGGCTGTACTAACACTGCCACCGAGGGAAAAGGCCTGGTCTATCACCTGCAACAAAGGCAATGTTATTGGCAAAAAAACATTGACAACTTTGGCATCGTCCAGCATTTTGGCACCAATATCAACCAAAGACAACCATTCGTGCATTAAACACATTCCAGACACTACAAAGTGTAAGGCTGCTGCGGTGACTCTTGGCATTAGTGAAGAGTTGTTCATTGTCAACGACCCACAGTTAACATCTGGTTGCTCGCATCAATTATACACTACAATTAGTACTGGTCAGTGTGGAGATGCAGCGTCCGTTCTCTCCATTGACGAGTGTCAATATGCAGCGATTACACTGGACAAGAGAGCAACAGTGACCAGTGACCCGACTGCACCATATGGTTGCAACATGAAATACCACCTTGGCACTGTCAGTGTTACATTCAACAGCAACAAAGAGAAGGTCCAAGACGCAGGTATTATGGACACCATCTGCTCCCCACGGCTTCAAACCATCTGCAAAAAGAACGCACTTTATTTTAATGTACATTCTTCTCCACCGTTTTGTACCAACAACAACGAACAATGCATTTGCTATGGAAATAAGAGATACATTGCTTTGGCATCAGAGGGAACCTGTTCAAAAAGCATTATGGATTACCCAACCTGTCAGTCAGCCATGGAGGCTCTTGGTAACGGTGGGACCGTATTACAAACAGTTGACTTTCAAGCTCCCACTGGATGTTACAAACACGCCGGCAATTTTTACTTCAACACCGCCGAAAATGGCACGCCAGGCCCCTGTTCTTCTACCAAGCAGTGTGTATGCCACGGTTCCGCCTACAAAACTGAGTGTTGGGATGATTATCTCCGAAAGTGGGACAGCAATCTAGAAAAGAAAGAGAGTTACTACCAATGCAAAATGCACAAGATGTCAACAATGACCAATACAATTGTACCAATGACTTGCCCACCAATAGAAGTAGCCAATTCGGACTTCGCTTCAACGGGTTCAATCAACGGAAACATCTTTACCTCCATTCCAGTCTCATGCAACGAAGGCTATTTGGGTGGTGGAAATGCAAGTTGCGATTACCACATTACTAAGAATGAACCAGAGAGCATTCCTCACCACATTACAAACGGATTTTGCAAAACACCGATTACCAACAAACACGACTGTTTCAAGATGGCCAAGTCATTGCATTTGGAACAGATACGACTAACCAGTCTATCACCGACCGAACAAACACAGTGGTTTAATCCTAATTTTACATCTGTCAATCTCTTACCATTTGATGGTTCCAAATATCCTAGCGGTTGTATTTTATTAAGAACTGACATCTGTGGCGGAGCAGATAAAATAATACCATATTTCAATCCATTTTACTCAAATACTGACTGTGCAAATGGACCGGACTCTGCAGGATGTGTCTGCAATATGTTCACCAAAGTTTCAAATGGAACATGTCAAAGTAATGGACATCTCTTACTCAACAATGCTCAAGATTGCAAAAAAGCATCGTTTCTCCTGAATAAGGCGAGGAGACTTGAAGAAACAATCAACTCGACCGCAACAGGTCAGTGTGGAAGCTCCATCTGTAACAACATAGTCCAAACCATTTCATCGGGTTCCAGATGCATCTGTAGAAATATCATGGACACAATAGCACCGAAACCATCCGGTTGCTTTGAGACATCCAATGGTGCCACATTTTTTAACAAAATGACCGGAGATGCAGCATGCTCAATTGATGAACCTTGTCTGTGCAGCACTGGGATGAAAAACAACATCTTCTCATCGTCCAATGGCTCCTGTTTGTCGTTGGGTTTTGGATATGCACCGGTGACATCATCAACAAAATGTTTGGAGTCAGCTATAGAAACTGGTCTGTCAGCCACCAGTGTCAAAGAAATATTTGATTTAGGCAGGACGCCTAATTGTTTCAAAAATAACAATGGTATTTTACATCTGAACCATGCTCCATCAACAGTGCCTTGTTACAGCAGTGGAAGTGAAGGATGTTTGTGCGAGAAAAAGTTTTGGCATGTACCAAACTGTACGTCCAGTGGATATGACCCCATTTTATCGGAAGAACTTTGTAAAGAAGCCGCGCTCTCTTTAAATCTACCATCAACATCCATGTGCACACAATCTGGTTCAAATTGTGTCAATGGATGTCTGTGTCAGGCTAAAAAAATAGCCTCCTTTGGTGAAATCAAATGCAATGCAATACCCGACTGCAAGCCAACGGAAGTGGCACATTCAAATGCGTCAACCGTTGGGTCAATCAATGGAAATGGAAATATCTCGGTGACTTGCGATGTGGGGTACAGTGGAGGAGGCACAGTCACATGCAGCCCTGAAAGCAACCTTTTCTCGACAGTTTCGTGTCAATATTGCTCCAAAGGCTATGGATATGTCAGTGCCACAAACCACACCTGCATCAAATGTACAGACCATGGCATTGGGACAAATGCAACTTACAACAGTGCGGACTATTCGGACAGCATTTGTACATCACAGGCATGTCCATTTGGAATGGGGATTATCTCCAATGGCAGTTTGAACACCCATGCAGAACAGGACTGCGTCAAGTGTCCTGAAAATACATTTTCAGATTCGGCTGACCAGGGACAATGTCAACATCTCCTTCCAGGTTATCGTATCAAACAAAATCAAATGGAAAATCTGTTACAAGTCTCTCCTCCAAGAATAGAATCTGTCACATTCCCAGTCCCTGACCAACAGACGCCTCTTTTTTCAAGTAGAAGGCGACGTCTGTCAATCTCACATCGAAAGCACCGGCGTTTATATTTGTCAGAGCAATTATTTATTTATGAGAAGAATTTGTTTGAAATCGTGAATATTCCAAATTTGTTGTTGTGTGAATTGAGATTAATGATGTCAAAATCATTAGAAGTGGTGGGAGCGACACAATTTATAGAGATTGACCAAAGCAATTGTTGGATACCACAGGATACAAATCTGCCACGAAACCATGGGCAATATTTTGTGAAAGAAGATGGTACGAAAGACATGGCGTATAATCTCCCTGTACCAACATCCCAGAAAATACCGACTGTCTTTCGTTACAATGTTGACAATTCTACCATATATTTTGGCACCAATCAGTACACTGGGACATTCAGTGGATTTACAAATCCAACGGCTTCATTGGTATATGGGGAGTTTGTGCTGAAATGGAAGAGTACCAACATTGGAGGAAACAATCATACCGAGGGTCTGATGTCCGCAAGTGTTGGTGGAGATGGACACTATATTTTAACAAATCATGTCAAAAATGTTGATGGTGGAATTGTGCAAGAAGAATTTTTATACCGTAACATAACAGGCAACTGGACCAGAACGAAACGAACGGACAATAATGCAGTACAAACAAAGACTGTGAAGCAGAGCAATTATGGAGCAAGAATTGAAACAGATTTAAATGGTGTCAAAAAGGATGTTTGCTACTTCGATTCAATAAATCTACAAGTGTACGAGTTTACGGTGGGTGGAGTCACTACTAAAATTAATCAAATTCACGTGTTTGAATGTGGTGACGATTTCATTTCTGGTATTCCCGTAGTAAATATGACAAAGATTCGTGAGTTTGACATTGGGTCGATGAACCAACTTAACATTGGCCAAATGCAAGTTACATGCCCTGTTGCTGCTGTTGCTCACTCGCAACACGTGTTACAACAATTACAGTTTGGTCAGAGTGTTCAAGTACAGTGCGATGTGGGATATATCTCTAAAAATGGTGTGTCCAATATCTTGTGTCAAACAGACGGCTCCTATAATTCGGTGCAGTGTTTGCCCCAGACTTGTACGTCAAGCCAGGTTGACAATTCAAATGCATCCGTCAGTGGTTCAATTGTGGGTGTGACAGGGCAAAGTCAATATGTTCAATGTGATGATGGATTTTTTGGAAGTGCGTATGCTACATGCCTGGCATCCGGTATATTTAGTACAGTTTCTTGTTCCAGAAGAGTGTGCGAGGGTAACATTGACAATTCAATCATGGGGTTGTTCCAAGCGTTCTATGGAGATAGTCCAAGTGTGCAGTGTGCAGCAGGTTACTCACCATCGCAGGCAACAATCACATGTCAAGCTGACGGGACTTTTACTGTGGTGGAGTGTATCATCTCGTTCTGTTTTGCAACCATTGACAATGCAATTGACAATGCAATTGTGGACACAACAGCTGCACTTGCTCATGACGAGAGTGTAACAGTTCATTGCAATGAAGGGTATTTTGGAGGGGGTGTTGTTCGATGCAACGCAGAAACAAATACATTAAGCCCAGTTGGAAACCCTGTGATATGTACACCCAACACTTGTGCAACAGCAAATGTTCCAAATTCCAATGCATCTGCAATTGGTTCCATTGTGGGGGTGACTGGAGTCTCTCATTATGTTCAATGTGTACCGGGGTACATTGGCAGTGGTGTTGCTAGATGTCTGACATCTGGAGTTTTTAGTACAGTGACATGTTTGCCAATAGCATGTTCGACGCCAGTGTTCCCCACAGGAGTGAAACAAACTCAATTGAACAGTTACTACGGACAGCCGGTGCAGGTCCAATGTGACAGTGGCTACGAAGCAAACACGCAAAAAACTGTTAATTTTGATTATGGATTTGCAGAAATAACTGCTTGTCCAGGTGACATTGTAACTGTTAACTGGAAAGGCTATCATAACATCAGAGAAGTCTCTGGAAGTGGTTGTGACAGTCCCTATTCGAGTTCTTCGGCTGTTAGTTTGTATAAGAACAATGGGTATACAATGACGTTTTCAAACGATGAACTGGTAGCGTTACCCGGTCAAAGGCGTTACTTCAAATGTGACCAGCATTGCGGCGAGTCAGCTTCGCGTTTTGAAGTGGTGTGTCCCGCCTACAATGCAGATTCATCAGTTAACTCATTAACTGTTGGCTGTGATATCAATGGAAACTTCGATATCCCAAATAATAGTTGTGTTCGAAAAGCATGTCAAGTTTCAATTGCAAATTCGAATGCCATTAACAAAATAGTTCAATATCAAGATAGTCTGAATGTTCAATGCGATACACATTACCAAGGTGGAGGTGTGCTTGTATGCGGTGCAGATGGCCTCTACACAGACATCAATGGCCTCTACAGCGACCTCAGTTGTACGTCAACATCATGTGCACCAACACAAATTGAACATTCCAATAAAGCCGAAACCGGTTCAATACAAGGTAGTTTTGGCGATACTGTATTGATAAAATGTAATCCACTGTACCGACCGCTTTCATACGAGGGTCTGACAATATCCAACACAGTCGAGCTCAAATGCCTTGAGACAGGGTCATTCGAGGATGGCGAATGTGTGCTGATGTACAATTTCGCCACTCCCAGTGGCGTGTACGTACCAAAAGATTATATTTTAGCAATTGCATCGGAACTCCGCACATGGCATGCGGACAAGGAAGAGAGAAAAGCAAACATGGTTAGGTTGGCAAGGCACCTCTATACTTCAACCAAAAGTAGTGAATTGACCAAAAGAGAGACTGTCAAGTTGAGCAAAATGGAAATTGAAAAAGGTGATTTTGACAGCAAAATGTTGGAGAAAATGCCAAAAAAGGCTAAAAAGATATACATAGTACCATCACCGCCAAATGCCGGAGCCATAGATACATGTTCCAATGGTCAAAACGACGACAATTGTTGTACATATTCTTTTTCGGACGATGCAGAATTGGATGAAGACGACGTGGTAGTTCACGAAACCGGAGAAGAAGTTGGAAGTTGGTCCATTTTATGTAAGGGAGATATACTTGTCTCCAAACAAACACAAGAAAACGATGGACTCAAAATGGAGTGTTGGGATAATTTCGGAAATGCGTGGGGTAACACTGTTCGAAACATGTCCAGTGGTGAGTACTATAAATGCAACTCGCATACAATCATGGTTGGTTCGCAAACACCACTGGGCTTGACGTGTGAAACAGCAGCAGTCAATGGTTCTAATTTAAATGTGGAGTTAATTACAGCATTTGTAGATGAAACAGTAACAGTGGAATGTGACACCAATCATGTTGGTGGAGGTGTATTGACATGTGGAACGGATGGCAATTTTAGCACAAATAGTGTTGTGTGCTTTCCAATGTATAACGGGGATATTCATTACGACTGTGCAAAAGTAAAAGCACTGCATCAAGAAGGTGGCTGTTGCGATGGTACTCTACGGTCAGTTTCAGTAACTACCGATATAAGTATATCGTGCAGCGAGTTGAAGAGAGGATTCAACTTGCATTGTGCCTGTGGTGTCACGGAGGGTTCACTGGTGCCCGTTTCATACTCAATGCAATAATTAAAAAAAAAACACAAATTAAAAAATAAACACAAATTAAAAAATAAACACAATTAAAAAACAAACACACAAATTGTTCGAAGTATATAAATAGAAAAATCAATCAAATACAAAATTTAAAACCATTACAAAATATTTTCTTTAATTATATTTACCGAATATGTTTTTTTTGAAATAAGCAGTTATATAAGCTCCACATTTGAGTACACACGATATGTACACCGGTGAATTTTTTGTCCGTCAACGGTCCAACCAATGCGGTCTTCATGCCATACAAAACATGTTCAGAAGTGCAGCCATCTCCAAACGTGACATGCACATGGCCTGTGAAAAAATATTCAAAGAAACGGGCGACCCCATTCCAAATCATGAATCACTTGGAGGCGACTGGTCAGTGTCTGCGGTGGTCACCGCTATTCAAATGCATGGATATGATATCAAGAGGGCGGTTTCTTCCAAGAAAAGCCGTGAGTGGATTGGTGATTCGTTTGAAACATTGTTAGAAAACGAAATGTTTAGAGGAATGATTATACATCAAGCCATTCATCGACATTTCACATGTATTCGACCAGAAGAGATTGATGGTGAGAGATATTTGTTTTATGTTGACTCACAATCTTCGGGACCGGTGCGTATATCGAAAAAACTGGCCGAACGTCGTTGTTTGTCAAATGCGTATTCTTGGGACCCATATGTTGTTATGGGTGATGAAATGGATTTTGTTGCGCCACCTCAACACATATTGATTTCGGACTCGATGAGTAATGTCAAACAAAGGCCAAAAGTGAGACCACCTGAAGATTTTATGAATGCTTGGAATTCTCTGGCACAGACAGACACCAAAACACCAGAACGATGAAGAGAATATATTGGACACCTTGATATGGCTTGTGTTGTTCTTGGGGTCGGCGACAGGTGGGACACGTGGGAAATTTCTTTTTGAATGTATTCGACTCTACCAACTTCCACTTATTCCAACATTCTGTACATAGTGTATGACCACATGTTAATGTTGATATTTTGCGACGATGTCGGTAACAAATATCACAATATACCATCTTTACATTCTTGATTTTACATTTATAGAGATATATTTGAATATTTAAACAGAGATACTTTTCTCTTTTATATATTTTGCTTTTGCTACCGCATATACAATTGTTTTTGTTATTGCAGTCGGTCAAATCGTGATGTTGTTGCAAGGATATGATAATATTTTGAATTCATAGATGGACAGAAGCCTCTTTTGTCGCCACATATGGAATTTTAATATGTTGTATATATTATATCATTCTTTGTTTTAGAAATGATACTTCTTTATGTTCTTTTTATTCTCTATTTATTGTATGTGTACCTAATCTACTATCGTGACAGACGGTATGAATTGATAGCATTAATACGTTCAAAAGAAATACGGTCATTAGAATGGCGTCATCGCGGAAAAACATTTCAAATTAAATTAACAAAAGAATCCATCGCAAAATTATCCAAAAATACAGGCATTGGCATTGGGAAAATGGAAGGCATTATCATTAGACATTTTTGGATGGAAGGAAAAAAATATAATACAGATACATTTTCAATCAACAAATTAAAGTTTGATAGTTAAAGCTTATGTAGGGTTTGTAGGAGAATCGTCGTTTCAGTACATACAAATGAACGAGACATCTTTGGAATACATTTGATGTTTTTATACACTACCCAAGGTGTTCTTTTACTCACCGTTCCACTCTGTCTCTACCTCCTTCCATATAGGAAAATTTGCGACACCAAAACACCGACGTTTGAGCAACTGCACTTTAGATTGCATTACTTCGTATGGTATGCGCTCCCCTTTTTTTTTCCTAAAATTTTCCAACACATCCAAACACAAATTCCAAAAAGATTCATTGAATGGAATACGCCACATACGAGTCAGAAGCGGTGTCCAAACCACAAACAACGTCTCATTTGAGGACTGTGCAGCCATCTCCTGATGAATTTGCATCATATAGTAAGGAGCCGGAGTTTTCCATTTTTTGCGCACGATGCCAGCCATTTCTTCAGGCGATTTTCCAACCCCGCCGCCGGGACATTTAATTTCTACATTTGCCCACCAATCAGTATTGTTCTCATCGTTAAGTACGACAACCGCACCGTCTGGCGATGCTGCATAACAATCGTCAATTGGAATCATCGGACATTCAAAAAAATGCGAAAATGGAATGGAATCGACAATGACATTGACTGCCGTATCCTCGTGTTTGGAACCCCATGCCATGCGCGATTTAGCTATGTCGTCAAATTCTTCGACTTGATTACCAAACCATTTTTCGAGTATTATATCCCAATCAGCCTCACATTTAAAATTAAAATAGAGGTCAGAGGGCTTGGAACCAGTGATGCGACCAATGCGGCCAGCAAGCCATTCCGGTGTACCTTGCTCGGGCTGAGCTCCGATGCCTTGCTCTTTTAATGAATATATGTTGCGCATACTCATATTTAAGGGTGGTGATGTCATGTTGTACTATTTGTAATGTTTCCATCTTATTCCTTACATACTCGTACTCCTCGGCCTAAAGAAAGTTCTGTCAAAAAAAGAAAACGTCGGCCTGTTCTTCTTTTTAGTGATAATTACAGGGCACATAAATATCTCTGTCATGCGTGTCGTGCGCCTGTGTATTTTTTGCCCGGTCATGAGTTAGTGTGTTCGGAGTGTGCGTCACGTATTGTCGAAAAAGTTGCTGAAGAGGGGCAAAAAAGAGTTGTCAGTGCGCGGTAGATTTTAGTTTTTTTTATATATAAAAGTGTCTTTTATTTAATGTATTAAATGCCTTTTCGTCAATTAACTCAATCGACATTTGCTCCGACAGAAATGTCCAAAGATGATGCGCATAAACTTCGAGTTGGTGATAAAGTGCGAAAAAAGGCCACACAGGAAATAGAGATAGTCACGAATACAACAGACAAAAATAAAAAAACTGGTAATTTTAGCACGAAATTAAATAAAGAAAGACGGCAAAAAGCAAAAGATTATGATGTGGTCAATGAGGAAACAGCGGATGAGGACTCCGATGAAAATACAGAGGGTGATGAGAAAGAGGATGCGGAGGAGTTCTTCTCGGTGGCAGAAGACGAGGAGGAAACAGATGATGAGGACTCCGATGAAAATACAGCGGGTGAGGAGAAAGAGGATGCGGAGGAGTTATCCTCGGAGGCAGAAGACGAGGAGGATGCGGAGGAGCAGCATGCAGCAGAGGAGCTCTCAACTGCAGAGGAGCTCTCAACTGCAGATGAAGAAACAGATGACGAGAATGACGAGAATGACGATAATAGTGATGAAGATGCAAGTGTCTCCTCGGATAAAGAGGACGAGAACTCCTCGGAGGCAGATGATGAAGAGGTCACTTCAGAAACAAATGAGGCTGTATATGACAGTGATGAAAGTCATTCTCTGCTGTCAGATGTTGAACACGAAGAGGATTTGGAAGAGAAAAAGGATGACGACGATGTACCCGAAGAAACAGAACTTTGGGATTTTAATTATTTCGATTGTTTAGAATCCAAAGTCGACCATGATTATTCTTTATCCACCAAACATCCGAATCATCCTTTCGAAGGTAAATTCGACGAATTAAAAGCAAAACACGTGAAAGAAATGTCAGATTTAAGGAAGAAGAACGCTCAATCCATCTTTGATTTATATGAGAAACAAAGAAATGAAATCGACTCATTGAGGAAACAATGCATAGAAATCATTGACAATCAAGAGGTCATCACTAAAAAACACAAAGAAAAAATACAAATGCTCGAAGAAAAATCTGAAGAACGTATTTCACAATGGACTAAAAGTATTTCAGCAATTCAAAAAACGATAGAAGAAGAAAAGAAAAAGCTTAAAAAATCAATATCGAAATTAAGAAAAGAGCACGCCGAAGTACTGAAATCCCTACAATTTTCAACCACTCAACCAACAATGGTTTAAAATCACTACTTTTCATTTTTCTTATCTCGAATCTGATAATCTTTCATTTTCTCCGAAAAAGTTGCAACAAAAACCGAAGCCT